CGAGATCAGATCTGGTATCGGGCCAAGGTGGGTGAGCCGATCGGCGATCGGCTCTTACCGCTCGTTGACAAATTGCTCTCCATCGAGAGCGATTTTCATGCGAAGAATCTAGCTCGACAGCGGATCTACCGCGGTACCTGGCTGACGCCAGGTAAGTATGGGCGCAACGGGCAGCGCCAGCCGTTCACCGGTGCGCTCGCTGCGCTGACGAAGATGGGTGTGAACGTCGCCCGTTTGAACGTCACCAAGGCCGTCTGTGACACGTTCTCGTCGCGTCTCTCGAAGGATCGGCCGATGCCTTCCTTTGTCACCGACGACTCAGACTGGGACCTCAAGAGCAAGGCGAAGAAGTATCGCTCGTTCATCGTCGGCCAGATGCTCGAGACCGAATTTGACGACCTCAGCGCGCGGGCGCTCGAGGACGGCACGCGGCTCGGCTTCGGGTACACGTATATCGACGAGTCGGACGACGCGATTCTGGCCGAGCGCGTCCATCATAACGACATCCTCTTCGATCGACGTGAGTGCAAGTACGGCAAACCGCAGCAGGCGTTTCGCATCCAACGTGTGGCACGCGACTACCTCGCGGAGCTGTACGAAGACGAATCCGACTACATCATCAACGAAGCGCCACCGTCGCGAATGCGGCAATCGGATCAGTACATCGACGATGGTCCGACGATCAGCGATCTAGATGACTACGTGGACGTGTGGACGGCCTGGCATCTGCCATCGACGAGCGATTCTGAGAATGGTCGCAAGGCGATCATTTGCGGTAATCGCACGCTGGCGAATGAGCGATGGTGGGAGCCGCGGTTCCCTTGGACGATGTTTCAGCTCAGTGATCCAGATGAGGGAATGTATCCATCTGGATTCGTCGATGACCTCATCGAGATGCAGTATCGAGTCAATTGCATCATTCGCGACATCCAGCTGAATCTGATGGTGACTGGTCGTGGTCATTATCTGACGCATGAGAGCAATCGGCTTCCGGTTGAGATGCTTAACGCGATGCAACCATTCGAAATGGTGTATAGCGGTACACAGGCGACGGCCCCGGTGTGGACGGCTCCGCAGCCGTACAATCCAGCGCAGATGAGCGCGTTGGATAAGTTCGTCGATCTGATGTTCAACATTAGCGGCGTATCGAAGGCGAACGCAGAGAGTCGTTCGGCGTTGGGCGCCGGTGCGAGTGGTATCGCGCTGGATACGCAATACGACATCGACAGCGATCGTTTCCGTGGACCGCAGCGCAAGTATGCGCGCTATCGGCTGCATGGCGCACAGGGATATCTCGATGCGAGCAAGCGCGTAGCGCGTCGTCGTGATGATGGTAAAGGCAAGAAACGCTCCTGGGTAGCGACGACATGGAAGGGGCGCGACGCGATCCAGAAGTTGGATTACGCAGCCGTCGAACTCAAAGAGGGCACGTATCGGCTCGCCATCGAGGCGGTTGGGTTCATCCCGGATACGCGTGCCGGTAAGCTCAGCGTCGTCGAGCAGCTCGCGAAGGCTGGCGTCATCCCACAATGGATGGTGCCGATGCTGTTCGACGAGCCGGATTTGCAAGAGGCGAACCGCATCATCTTGGCGCCGATCAAGAATGCATTGCGCAAGATGGATATCTTGGTGGACGTCGATAAGCCGGCGCCGATGCCAGAGCAGTACAACGATCTCGACATCGAGCTGAAGATCAGCAAGGCGTTCTACAACTGGATTCAATGCGAGAATGCGCCGCAAGAGGTGCAGGATCGCTTCCTGGACTACATCGCCAACGTCGTCGAGGCGATCAAGCAATACCAACCTCCGGCACCGCCAGCTCCGCCGATGGCGCCAGCTGAGCAACCCATGCCAGGTGGCATTCCGATGATGCCGCAAGGCCCCGTCCCGCAGCCGATGACGATCGGCGCACCGCCGATGCCGCCAGGCATGGCCAGCTAAGGAGACACCATGACCGCACGTTGCAAGTTCAGGATCACAAATATCCTTAACACCGAACCGGAGAGCACTGCGAAGCGGATCGTTTTCGAGACGCACTACGACGATACCATCCCGGAGGATCAGGCGTTCACCAAGTACACGCCGACTGGACGCATGGACGTCGTTATCGATAATGCGGCGGTGACAGAGAAGTACGTGGTCGGAGGTTTCGTCTACGTCGATATCACTCCTATCTGAATGAGTCGCGAAACGATCATATTCATGACACGTGACGAGGCAATCGCAGAAGCGATGCGAGGTGCCTCGTCTGGTGAGATTATTGAAATTCACAGCGAGTCGTGCGCAGGGTACGAGGATTCCATGCCTCCGTATTGTGTTATCGGATGCACTTGCAATCCGATGACTCTCACGGCAGGAGCTGTCGCATGATCGGTAACATCTGAGGATACGCACATGTCATTCGTGATCGAGAACGAAGTCGCTGAACCAACCGAGCACACGCCGGCTTTGCCGCACGAGGAGATCGTGGGCCAAGAGCGCGTGTCGTCGAATGACGAGAACGTCACGGCGGGATTCCGCGCTGCGCGTCAGCTCAAGGAGAGCACGCTCAAGCTGTTGCGGACGGATCTCGGAGCGGCGTCTGACGCGGACAAGCCGAAGGAGGCGACCGAGCCGGCGGATGCCGCCGCGACGCCAGCGGCGCCCGAGGATGCGGCCAAGCCGAAGCCGCCAGAGGCCTCGGCGAAGCCCGAGGAGCCGCATCCTGACACCGTGCGCGCGACCCGGCTCGCCGAGCACAACGCCAAGCTGGTCGCCGAGAACGAGTCACTTCGCAAACAACCCCACCGGAGCGGACCGAGCGAGCGCGAGAAGACGCTGGATGAGATCGAAGGACTCATCGTCACGAATCCGATCGCCGCTCATCGCAAGCTGATGGCGATGGCTATGGGCGTGCCCGAAGACTCGAAGGACATCGACGCTCACGAGCAATTCCTAGAACAGGAGTTGACTTCTAAGCGGATTGGTGTACCACTGACAGAAGAATCAGAAGCCGCAAGGAAAGCCGCCCGAACCCTCGTTGCGATCCAGCGAGAAATGCGTGCGCGGAAGGCCGAAGAGACGACGAAAGCAGCTGCACCGCCGGTTGATCCCGATGAGGCAGTTGCGACCGAGAAATCTTCGATCATTGGCAATCGGTTGGCTGCGAATAAGCACGCGGAGAAGTATCCGCTGCTGATGGCATGGAGTGAAGGCATTCATGGCGCAAAGCCAGAACGCTTGCTCTGGACTATCATCGATCACGGTTTCAAGACCGGAGAATTCGATCGCAGCACACCCGATGATCAGCTGATCGATGCTGCATCGAAACGCATCGAAACCTACTACCAAGACCTTCTCGCGAAGGCACCAAAGACAGGTACCGCGCTACCGGAACTAAGCGCATCGACGGACGGAAAGAACGCCGACTCACCAGGCAAGCAAGTCGGGACCATCTCCAATGCGGTTGCGAGCGTTGCGCCAGCGACGCTTCCGGCGAACAAAGCACCAGACAAGCAGACGTATCGTACGGAGCGCGAGAAGCGCTTGGCGGTGATTCGTAAGCACTCGGTTGCATAGCGCGCGTATGGAGCACAACCATGGCTGATTCACATACGTTTACCAATCAAGACGCTGTCCTGAAAGATGTGTACGACGAGCGCACCATGCTCGAACAGTCGTACCAAGAGGCGCCGTTCTTCGGGATGGTCGAGAAGGAGATCGGCGAGGACGCCGGTGGCCGGCGCTATGTCCAAGCGATCGAGTTTGAGAACCCAGGCGGCGCATCGGCGGATTATGCGAAATCGCGACTGAATGCTACGACGTCTCAGTACGACGCGTTCATCATCGCGACAACGCAGCAGCACCAGTACATCCAGGTGGAACATCGCCTGATGCTGGCGTCGATGAAAAAGCCGGAGTCTTTCGTCAAGGCGCTTGATCAGTTCGATCGCGGATTCAAGTCGCTCGGCCAGAAGATCTCGCGTAGGATGTTCAGAACGCTCGGCGGTTCGATCGGCAAGCTGGCGATCAGTTCGACGACCACGACCACGCTGTCTTTTGCGGATGATGCGTCGATCTTCTACTGCCAGATCGGCATGAAGCTCGCGTTTGCCGCGGCGGATGGTACCGGATCTCTGCGTGACGGCGGCGATACGGTGACGATCACGAAGATCAATCACTCGAGCCGAACTGTCACCATCAATGCGGATCTGGCGACGACGGTCGCAGGTGTTCAGACGACGGATTTCGTGTTCCCGGATGGTGACTTCGGGGCATGTCTGTCTGGTCTCGAGGACTGGCTTCCTGTCGATGATCGCGATACTCGTCTTGCGACGTCATTTGCCAGCGTCGATCGTTCCGTGTCCGAGACGCTTCTCGGTGGTGTGTTCTTCGATGGATCCACGACGGGATCGCTCGATGAAACGATCATCCTGCTGAATGCCGAGGTGAGTAACTTTAGTGGCATGATCGATACCGCGCTGACCAACCCGCGGCAGATCGCAAACCTCGTTCTCACGAAGAACAGCAAGGTGCGCATCGAAGCCAGCGTGACAGCAAAGCCCGTCGACAGCGAAGGTAAGGTGCTTACCGTCGGGTTCAAGGGGTTCCGGATCCTCGTCGGTGATAAGAGCGTCATCCTCATGGGTGATCGCGCATGTCCCGAGACGCGGCTGTACGAGCTCCAGATGAACACGTGGCGCCTGTGGCACACGGGTAACCTGATCAACTGGCAGGGTGAGGTGTACGGCGAGCCGCGCATCAAGTCGTCACGTACGAGTGATGATGCCGAGGCGCAGCTCGATGTGTACTGCAACCTCGGATGCCGAGCGCCGGGCAAGAACGGCGTCGCCAAGCTGCGGGCGGCATCGTAATGACACGCGAACAAACCACCTACGGCGTGGAGGGATTGCGCACAGAAATGCGCATTCTCACCGCGTCTTTCACGGGTGGAGGTGCCGGCGAGCTCGTGAACAACGAGACATTGAGTGAGATCGCATCGACGACGCGCACGGGTGTGGGAACGCACACGGTTGTCTTCAACCGGTTCTATCCCGAGCTCAAGGTGCGTCCGATCTTCTCGTTCACCGGCACACTGCCTTTCACGGGTCGATGCAGTGCCATCGACTACACCGCGGATCCACCCACGGCAACCTTCGTGTTTTCCGTCGGCGCATTCGAAACTGACATCCCTACCACCGATACCGTGGACATCACCTGGATCGTCCGCAACTCAGCAAGGAACTCGTAACATGGCTGGACTCAGCGAAACGCAACTCACCCGGCTTGCCGGATTCAATCAAGACGCGCTTGACGGCCTTCGGGCTCAGCTCGGCGAAGGTGTTGATGCGGTCAGCGCGGCTGGCGCGCTCGATCTGACGAAGTACGTGACCGAGCTGACCGTCAGCGGTACCAAAGCGTACACGCTCGCGGCGCCGACGGTCGCCACGCAGCGCAAGCGCATCGTGTGCGTGTCGGCCGCGAGCACTCCGCTCGGGACGGTTACGATCTCGAGCCCGGACGACACCACCGGGTTCGTGTGCTCGACCACCTTCACGTTCACCGACGTAGGCCAGTCGATCGATCTGATTGCCACGTCGGGGCTTAAGTGGCGGTGCATACGTGTTGATCGCGCGGGCGGCGCCGCGGATGCCGTGGTCATCGGTACCACGGTACTCACGGGGTTGAACCTGTGGAAGCGTTACTGCTGCTCGGTGACCGGTACAGTCTCATCGACGAGTACCAAGGCACTTCCGAACGGTAGCGCCGTCGGTGAGCGATGCATCGTCACGTGCTCGACGGCTGCATCAACGCCGGTTGGAAGCATCGATGGCGTGTTCAAGGGCATGATCAACGAGGACTACACGCACCTCGGCGCGATCGGCGTGGTGGCATCTGCGACCGTCGTCGGTGACTGCGCCGTGCTCGAATGGACCGGTCAGGCGTGGGCGGTCATGTACCAGAATGGTTGCACGCTCTCGTAATGTCGACGCGATACCTCAGTGATCTCGTGCAGACGGTCCGCGACCGTGGCGATTACCGCAACCCGGTGAAGTTCACGGACGAGATCATCACGCGCGAGGTACAAGCCGCGTTCGCTGAGCTGTATCAGATCATCACCGGTGTCAATGAGGGGTATTTCGACACGACGGCGACGCTGACCACGACGGCCAACGTGGCCTACGTGGCATTACCATCAGACAGCTGGCGCGTACGAGCGATTGATCGGATCGACAGTTCGGGATGTCCTGTTTTGCTCGATCAGGTTGGTATCGACCAACGCAATCGCTATGGAATCACCGCGTCATGTCCGGTGGCGTATCGTCTTACCGCACGTGGCGTGGACCTGTATCCGACACCGGATCAGGCATACACGCTGCGCTTGTTGTACACGCCAAGCGCGCCGGATTTGCGCGCGCCGGTGTACGTCGGATCGTCCACGGCCACCTTCGTCGGCGTACCGACCACGGGAACCGTGACTACGCCGAGCGGAGTTGCCGCGGGCGATACGATGCTGATTATCGTGGCCGGCGCCAGCGTGATTACGGTGCCCGATGGCTGGTACAGCGTGTTGACACTCACGAGCGCCAACGCGGTGCCGTGTACGATCTTGCGGCGCACTGCAGATGGCGCCGAGGCCAACACGTACGACGTGATTGTCGGCGGCACATGCGGCATGGCGATGCTCGTGTATCGCAACCTGGACACGATCGCCGATATCGTCGACTCGTCCATCTCGGACGTGACCACTAGCCGGTCGTTTGCGTGTCCGGCGCTCACGCTCGCCGCGACCACAGATCTGTACGTCGGGATCGTCGCCAGCACGGACAGCGCCACGACGTTTTCTCCGCCGTTCGCGACGATGGAGCGGATCGACGTCACGCAAGGCACGAAGCGGATTGCGACATTCGATGTGCAGCCGGGGTCCATTGGTGACACCGGCGCCAAGACAGCACTGGCAGTGACTACGCGCACCGGAATTGCCGCGTCGATCGCCCTGGCGGTGAACCCGTCGCGCGAATTTTATAACGGATGGGAGGAGTATATCATATATGGCGCGTGTATCCGTCTGTCCGGCGAAGAGGAATCGACGCGATCGGATTGGGTCACGCTACAGGATCGCGCGCGCCAGATGGCGGTGAGCGGTGCGACGGGACGGCGATCCGCGGAGCCTCAGCTCATTCCGCTGATGGACGATGGCTGGTAGGGTTCCGCAACGCCCAGGCAGGGTCCCGACGCTCTCTGTGGGCGATGCGGCATCACCGCGGATGGTCGCCGGTGCCGTATCGGATCTCGCGCGTGCGGCCCGTAGGGTGCGCCTACGCGTCGATCTCGTGGTAGGCCAGAACCGGATAGCCCACGGTCTCGGGCGAGCAGTAGAGGGCTATAGCATCACGCCGACGGTCGCCGCGGCTGGGTTCGCGCACGCGATCGACGAGACCAACCCGTCACCGGAGCTCGAAGTCTGGATCACGGTGATCGGTTCGGCGCAGCCTCAGGCGCGGATTGAGGTATGGTGAACAGACCATGGTCGTCTAACCATGGTCCACAGACCACAGCCGTGATATTCGTAGGCTATGGCAACTCTCCCCTCGATGGGACTTGAGACTCCGACCGTGGGCGCGTCCCGCGGCACGTGGGGCGGAACCGTCAACAGCAATTTCACGAAGCTTGATGGACACAACCACACGAGCGGTAGCGGCGTTCAGGTTCCGACGGCTGGAATCAACATCAATGCCGATTTGTCGTTCAATTCGCTGTACGGACCGAAGGATCTGCACGCGCTCACATTCGCGTCCATTGTCGCATCGACGGTGACGAATCGGAAGTCGCTCTTCGTGAGCGATGGCACCGGCGGGTTGACGTCCGGCGAGTTGTATTGGCTCAACGGAGCCGGTAACAACGTCAAGCTGACCGATGGCAACTCGCTTAACGTATCGGCGTTCGTTGGCGGCATCGGTGGGGACTACACCGCAGTCAGCGCTGCGGAGGCGTTCGATAACGCATCGAAGAACTACACGTTCAATGATGGCTCCGCGCATTGGGCCGGATTGCACGCTGGCTCGTTGGTGTTGTCGGAGAAAGGCACGAGTAGCGCGTTCGCCATCACGATCGATGCACCTGCTGGCCTCGCTGCGACGTATGCATTGAAGCTTCCGGCGGCGTTGCCGGGATCGACGTTGCTCGCACAAGTGAGCAACGCCGGTGTGGTGTCATTCAGCAATACGGTGGTCAGTGCTGCGACGTTCTCTGGTTTGATTACGGCGAGCGCAGGGCTCACTGCGGCGGCGAATCAGCACGTGACGGTTAGCGGCACTGGTCGCTTCAAGCATGGAACATTGACCAGGCAGGTGTCTGGATACGGTTTTATTGCGTTGTTTGGCGGCGCCACCGCGGACTACGGTCGTTCGGGTGGGCAGGAGGTATCCAACACCGGATCCGCTGGAGCCTGGGGTCTCTCGCTTGCTTTCGATCAAGGCGTTAGAATTCAGACCATTCGTATCTATGTGTACGACAACGCTACCGGCCCCACGAAGGTACAGGCAGGAGTCAATCAGCAGGTAGCGAGCACACTGGCAACTACGAGCCTCGGAACATCCTCGGTGTCGGCCGGGACTGGTGCGTTTCAGACGCTAACGATCTCAGGCATTAACACCACGGTGACATCTGGAACGCTCTACTACATTAACATACTAACTACCACAGGCACCGCGAAGTGTCAAATACTTGGAGCGGAGATCGATTATGATCGTCCGTGACATTCATTGAATTGTTAGTAGCGTAGCAGCCAATACGGACGTCGATGTAGTTCCTGACGCATCCACTGATAGAACATATCCGCATCCATATGGAAGTTCCACAAGCGGTGATATGCTGATGATTTGAATGTTACTGCTTTTCGCGGATGGCTGAGATGTCGCAATAGTGGACAACGATCCATCGATGCATCTCATTATCAGTGATATGAAGTCGCTTGACGTCGTTGTATCTATTACTGATGCTTTAGCGCTTATCAAGATCTGACCTGGATACATCCTCGTGTCAGCAGCAACATGAAGTGATGGTCCTTCGATCCTAGCATTTGCGTAATCAACGGCGTTGACGGCTGGAAATTCGTTCACAAACGATGCGTATGAAATCGGAACTTCAGTAAATACGGTTGTCGCGTTTATCCGGATGCCGAACACATACGACGGATTCGACGTCGGCGAGCTTAGCGCGATTTCGAACATGCCTTGCGACGTGTCGTAAATGACCGGCGGTGAGATGGTACCCTCGGCTCCACATCCGCAGGTTGTGATACTCGAGATCGTCGTCCACGTGGTGCCGCCATCGCTGGATGAGCGTATCGATATCACCACCGGAGCCGATGGTTTGGCGTTTCCTGGACCGTTGTCCATGAGATCCACCGAGATTCCGGTGATCACGGCTCCCTCTGGACCAGTATACGGGATGTGCCACGTACCGGACGCGAACCACCATCCGGTTTCGTCGATTCCAGTGGTCGCATCGCCATTGCCGGTTACCGGATTGATGCATTCCGGATCCGAGCATGATAACGCCGTCGATTCGTTTATGCGTTCATGCGTGACACAGCCGCTCGCCATTGCGAGCACACACAGCATCCATGTTCTCATGTGACTCATCCCTGCTAACCGGCGTGATGCCGGATGCAGAGATAATGCGCATACGAAGCCTTCGGATCTAGCTTCTCATCGATCATCTCACTGAGCGATTATGACACACTGTGACAATGTGATGCGTCACTGCATCTGTGATACGTTATCATACTGCGACTTGTTGTCACAATTGTGGTCTGTAGACCCCGGATCATTCGTGTCCGTCGGCGGGATCGTCTCGGGTGCTGGCACATCGATTGTCTTTTTTCTATTGGGCTTGAAGCGTTGTTTTCTGGGCATGCCCAACGCTGTTGCGAACGTTGCGCCATCGCAAGCATCCGAATCATCGTCACCTGATGTGCGCAATCGCCACTACGCGACGTTTTGCAGTGTGGCGATCGTGACTTGTGGTCAGTTGCCCATGGTCTATGGACCACAATCGGTGATATCCTTGCGGCAACGTGCAAGAGGTTAGCTTTCGCGTCCCGTTCGGCGGCGGGATCAATACAAAAATCGACGAGAAGACGGTGCCATACACGGAGCTCCTTCGTGCCGAGAACGTCGTCTTCGACAAGCTGACCTCACTTAAGAAGCGCAACGGCTACACCGCGCTCGCGCCCGACATCGACGGCGGAGGGACGCTCACCGGTGCCGTCGCGATGGCATCCCGCGACAGCGAGCGGCTTGTGTTCACGCGGAGCCGTTGTTACTCGCGTATGACGGGCCAGGAAAAGTGGTCGGACGTAGGTGCAGTCTACAGCGTACTCGGCACCGATCGGCCGCTCTCACGCAACGGCAGTCAACAGACGGTGCCGGATTGCGCGACGAACCGCGGGGTCATCGTTGCGGCATGGGAAGACACGCAGGGTGGCGTGTGGTGGAGCGTGAGTGATGAGTCCGGCCATCAGATCAAGGCGTCCACGCAGGCGGATGCGAGTGGTGCAAGCCCGCGATGCGTCGCCGTTGGCGATAACCTGCATGTATATTATATCGTTGCAACGTTTCTGTATGTCGTCGTAATTGACACGGCATCTCCGAGCGCAGACGCGACGCCTGTGCTTGTCGTGGATGACGTGAATTCGGTGTATGACGCATGTCCGACGGAGCGAACGGCAACGCCATCACTGTTTGCGTATGTAAGCATATCAAACAATGTTGTCGTCGGATACATTGATCAGTCTGGTGTGTTGAGTGGTCCACTGTTCAATCAGCCATCGCCATCGACGTTTGTGGCATTTGCTGATTTTTTATCTACCATCGAAGCCCCGATCGCTGTTGCGTACGCATACGTCGATGGCGGGAATGGCGACTATATCGCTATCGGCTGCGGATCGCAGCAGTGCATCACGTTCTGCACAGGAGGATCGTTTTCCAATGCCATCGCAACGCGCGTTGATGGTGTTACCGGTGTCGGCGGACCAGTCGGAACCATCGATCGCGTAGCGCTTGCCATCGCGCTGGATAGCAGCAACGTTGCTACCGTGTGGTCCGCGTGGGAATACGATGATGCCGAGGCCACGAATCATTTTGTAGACATGGCATCGACGACAATTGCAGGCGTTTCTACGCAATCCACGATCTTATCTGTGGGCATCGTTTCGCGCGCTTTCGTCATCGACGATCGCGCCTTCGTGACGCTCGTGCATGACACTGATTTCTTCAATACGTACATCACGTATCGCATCGACCCATCGTCCACGCCGGTGCCTGTGGCGCGGCTCGCGACGGGTCGTGCATCTGGATTGCCGGCACGTCAACACGTGACAAGCGTCAACGTCATCGATGGCGTGGCGCGCTTTTGCTTGCCCGAGCGTGAACGCGTGATCAGCGAGAGCGGATCAGAATTCCGTGAGACCGGGATTCGACTGTTCGATCTCGACTTCGAATCCACGTCGACATACCAGTATTCGCAGCTCGGTCGTGGGTTGTACCTCGGCGGTGCGTGCCCGATGCATTACGACGGCAGGACATGGACCGAGATGGGCTTTCACGTCGGACCGGAACTGATCGTGGCCACACCCTCGGCCGGCGGTTCGATGACATCGGGGACGACGTACGAATACCGCGCATGGTACGAGTGGACCGACGCACAAGGCGAAGTGCATCGCGGTCCAACGTCTGCCGGAACGCTTGTCACGATGGGCGGTGCCGATACACAGGTGACGCTGACGTTGCCGATGCTGCGCGTGACGCTCAAGGATCGTGCGCGTATCTGCGTCGCGCGCTCGCTCGCGGCGAAGACAGGCAAAACGGCGCAGTTGTTTCGCGTGACATCGCTGGACATGTCTACCGCCGGTTCTGCGAACGGCATCGTCATCAACGATCCGACGACGGACACAGCGACGTTTATCGATCGAATGAGCGATACGACGCTTGCCGATCAGGAGGAGATCTACACAGACGGTGGAATTCTTAGCAACGATCCGGCGCCACTCGGTCATGTCGTGGCGCGACTTCGTAATCGCTTGCTATTTAACGATCCGGGGAATCCGTATCTACTGCGTTATTCGCAAGATCTCGAGGATGGATTTGGTGTTGAGATTCCGCCGGATTTGTCGTTTCCCGTCGATCCATACGGCGGAAGAATTACGGCAGCGGCAAGCCAGGACGATCGCGGCATCATTTGGCAAGAGCGCGCGATTCGGTTTTTTAATGGCGATGGTCCGACGGCTAACGGCGATACGTCATCGTCTGGGTTCTCGTCGCCACAGCTTGTGACGAGTGACGTCGGTTGTACGAATCCGGCGAGCATCGTGCTGACGCCGAAGGGCTACATGTTTCAGTCGACGAAAGGCATCTACAACATCGGTCCCGATGGCGAGGTGTCTTACGTAGGTGCCGCTGTGGAGGCGTACAACGATCAGACGATCAAACGCGCGGTGTTGCTTCCGAACCGAACGTCCGTATTGTTTCTGACGAATTCTGGGCTGTCGCTCGTCTACGATTACCAACGTGCAGCATGGTACACGTGGACGAATCATGAAGGACTTGACGCGATCGTTGTGGACGATGAACTCTACTACCTGCGCACCGACGGATCGCTCGTCTACAAGGAGACGGTAGGTGAATACAGTGATGCCGGGTTGTCGATTACGATTCTGATCGCGACTGCATGGATCCACATGCAAGAGCATTTGCAAGGATTCCAGAAGTTCCTGAACGCGTACATCATCGGCACATGGCTCACGCCGCATCAGCTCGGCGTGCAGTATCAAACCGACTACTCGCCGATGCTCGGCGCGCCGGTGTGGTTGGACGCCACTGGTGATACGTCATCGACGGGATGGATCACCGGCACACGCGCGCAGCGCATTGGTGTCCAGCCGATTCTAGGTAGCTCGTACGGCGATGGAGCGTTTGGTGATGGCGTCTTTGGTGGCACACCTGATGACGTATATCAATGGCGAATGCAGCTATTGGAAAAAGGCGAGTCTATCCAGTTTGTATTCACAGACTTCCAGAAGCCTGGTACATTCGGTCCAAGCTTCGAGTTGACCGAGATCCTCATCACCGGCGGCATCAAGGGCGCCGCGCCCAAGCCGGTCACGAAGGGTAGATCGATATGAGTTTTTGGGATACAGCCAAGCGTGTGGGTCTCGGAGTCGCGACGGGCGGACTCTCCGAGGCCGGCGGAGCGCGTCCGCTGCTTGACGCGGCGAGCGGCCAAGGCGACTACTTCAAGGATCTGCTGTTCGGTGGCAACGCGACGAATGGCATCGACGCGCAGCCCAAGCAATACGACGCCGCAACGGCGATGCTTGGCCAGATATCCGGCACTGCGCAGCAACGTCAGGCGCCGACGATCGGTGCGATGCAGCTCGCCGGTGGGCCGCAGGATCAGAGCCGGCAAGGCATGATGGACGTCGCGAATCGCCTCGGCGGCATCGCCAACGGTACACAGGCCGGCGCAGGCGAGCTCGCCGTCAACCGTCAGTTGTCGTCGATCAATGCGGCGCAGAACTCCGCGGCGCGGATGGCGCGCGGCGCGAACTCGGCGCTCGCGTATCGCAATGCCATGCGCAACCAAGCCGACGCTGGGCTCGCCGGTGCTGGTCAGGCGGCGCAAGCGCAGATGTCCGATCAGCAAGCGGCGAATCAGCAACTTGGGTCGATCTACGGCATGATGCGCGGCCAGGATATTGGATACGCATCGGAAAATGCGCAACTCGGACAGCAAGCGAACCTTGCGAACCAGAATGCGCAACTCACGCAGCAGCAAATGAACGATGCGCGACAGATCCAGGCGATCGGTCAACAGCTCGGGTGGGATCAGGCGCGTATTCAGGCTGAGCTACAGAAGGCCGGCATTGCGATGCAGGATAAGGGCATCCTTCCGGGGCTGCTCCAAGGCGCCGGGCAAGCCGCGGCGGCATACGCCACCGGTGGACTATCGACTGCGGCAGGCGCGGCTGGCGGCGGTGCCAGCAACTACAACCAAGCTGGCCAGCTGATGAACACGGGCGGCCTAATGACGCTCTCCGACGAACGCGCCAAGACGAACATCAATGATGGCTCATCGACGGCAAGTGCGGCGCTTGGCGCATTGCGCCCGATTACGTTCGCGTATGTCGATCCGCGGAATGGCGCTGGTCGGCAACTCGGATTGAGCGCACAAGATCTAGAGCGCAATCCTGGCCTTGCGCATGCCGTGGTGAACACACCGCAGGGCAAGAAAGTGGACGGCGGGAAGCTTGCGACGGGAATCGCGGCGATTTTGCCGACAATCGATGAACGTATCCGACGCATCGAGTCGGCTACGCCGATGACGGAGATGGCCCGTCGCGATGAGCTGCTGCGCTTCGCTGGCGACGATCGCCCGCTACCTCCGCCGCTTTCGACGACGATCGTCGATGCCGATCGTGCGCGATACGAGGCGCTGGCACGCGCGGAGATGGCCCGTCGTGATGAACTGCTGCGCTTCGCAGGCTATGGGCGACCGCCGGAGCCGCCACCTCCGCCGCTTCCGACGACGATCGTCGATGCCGATCGTGCGCGATACGAGGCGTTATTGCGTCGTCGTCCAATTCCGCTGCTTCCGCCGGGATGGGTTCCGACACATGCGGCTCCGATCCCGATGCGCGCGATGTACTCCACGCCGAGTGGGCCGGGTGCGTCGGAACTCGCCGATATGGGTGGACAATAGATGCCGGACATGATGACGCCAGATGGGCGCGTCGTGTCCGTGCCCGATGGTTTCGAGGGTCACTTCGCCGGGTTGTCGTTGCCTCCGGCACCCGAGGCGCAGCCTCCGTCGGTTACGCAGCCAGGCCTCGGCGTGCCCGCAGCAGCCCTGGACGTTGTACCGAGTCAACGCCCACCGGAGCTGTCGGTCGTGCCACAGCTGTCGCCAGACGCGCCCGTGATGTCGCCAGATGGTGGCGGACAGACGTTGGCGCAGGCGTTTCCGCACGGCGACGCGGCGCTGCCGCAGCCTGCGCCGCAGGTCACACAACGCGACATCGCGACGATGGGCGAAGCCGGGCCGCTCAACGCCGAGATCGGCGCGCTTGATAAGGCGAAAGAGGCTGCGCAACGCCTTGGTACGGCGCAAGCGAATCAGGCGATCGCGGTGGGTGCTGTCGAAGCAGCGGCGAATGACGAAGCTGATCGCCAACTCGCACAGATCAAAGCTAATGCCGAGGCCAACGCCAAGGCGGTGCAAGACGCCACGGATGCGTATGTGCGTAATGCACAATCACTGGCGAATGTGCGTGTGGATCGTAGCATCGATCATCCGATTCTTGCTGCAGTCGGAACCGCGCTAAACATTCTGGGAACGGCCATGAAGAAGGCCGACATGTCCCAGGTGATGAAGCCGGTGTACGACGCGATCGATCGCAAGGTTTCGGCGCAGATGCAGGATATTGAGCTTGGCCGCGCCAATCTCGGATTGCAGCGCGAATCGCTGGCGTTGTTGCGTCAGTCTGGCAACGATAAGATGACGTTGCAACAGACGTTGATGCTGTCCAGTCTCGAGCAAGCGAAACGACGCGTGCAGGAGATCAAAGACAAGTCGACGTCGCCGATCGTGAAGGCGCAAGCCGATCAGGCGATGGCGGATATCGATGCGCGCCAAGCTGGCGCTATCGGGACGTATCAGGCTCGGTATCAGCAACGTCAGGATGCCGCCGCGGCGCGCGCACAGGCGGAGCGACTCGCCAAGATGCAGATTTCCGTGACGATGCGCGGACAAGATATACAGGCCGCGGAAAACGACGCCAATCGTCGTGAACGCGCGCAGGAGCATATCGATAACATCGCTGAGAAGCTCATGCTTGCCGGTAACGCCAAGGCAGCGGAACGTGCGAAGATGCTAAAGGATAATGGCATCCTCGATCCGGTGACGCACGAATACATGTTGACGTCAGCCGGACAGGCGAAGATGGCGCAAGCTGACAGCATGGAGGCGCAAGTCCGCAAGGATCCGACGCCGGTTGCGAAGGCGTACATCGCAAAGATTACAGACAAGACGCAAGCCGATCAGCTCACCGAGGCCATCAAGAATCCGAAGATCGCGGCGCAGGTGGCGCAGCAATACGCAAACGATATTCGCAACGATGCTCAGATCAATGATACTGCTATTGTGCGCGGTGCTGTGAAACCGGATAAGATTCAGGAGGAGCTCGCCACAGCGCATGAAGTTCAGCTTTCGCTTGATACGGCGCAGAAGATGCTTGAACAGGATCCTTCGTCATTTGATCGAAAAGCATGGGCAGCGCTTCAGGCGCAACTAATGGTAACCAATGCCAACTACGTCAAGACGCTTGGCGAGCGCGTCAGCGTGAAAGCGCTCGAGGCGTTCAATGGCGTTATGTCGATTGATCCGGAGAGTTTAACTTCGCGCACCATTGATAAGGGCAAAGGGCTTGAAGCCATAAAGGCGCTGAAGACGGCAAATGCGCAGCAAGCTGATGTTACTCTCGGCAAGGCTGGCATCAAGACGTCATGGAAGCCAGGATCGCAGGGAACTGACACAACCGACATTTTCGCCGGCAAGACGGCGCAAGAACTTGCACGTGATGCGGAGCCTGGCGCATGGAAAGGAGATATCAGAGCATTGGCAGCAAAGGCTGCTGGCTTGTCATCGACGTCAAGGCAAGATGAAGCGTTGAATGCTGCGATGAACCGTCGCGGTGCTCCAAGCGATGCCGAGATCAAGCAAGCTCGCAAGGAAGACCGCGATCCGATCGGCGACGTATCGAATTATGGACTAGATCCAAAGGTTGATGATAATGTGCGCTCGCTGATCAAGCAGTCATCAACTGTCGGACACGACAAATACTCTGAGATCGTGAGCACTCTGGCGCGTCCACTTACGACGACAAATCGTCCGGGTCTTGATACAGGCGTTGCGAAACTTATTCGCGATACGGATCCAAGGCTCTACGAAGACGTCATCGCCAAGGTTGCGACGGATGCCGGACAGTCGCGCGCCGAAGATCTCGTGATGGCCATCAGCATTCCCGCTGTCAAGTCGATCGACTTATCGCCGACGCCATCACACAAGCGCGTCGTCGTCCCAGGCGCCGTGCAGCCGGAACCGGTGCGGTAGGTGGGACTCTATCGTTCACCCACCGGCGCGATCGAGTCGATCGACGACGACAAGGCGAGCTCGGCGCTCGCCAGTGGCTATGTGCCAGTCACGTCGGCGCAGTCTGGCGCGCCGGTTGAATCTGACGCCACCGGCGGCATTCTCGGGACGCTGAATGCCGGTGCGACCTCGGTGCTGTCTGGCGCGACCCTCGGGCTGTCGGACGTCGCTTTACGTGGCATCCTCAATCGAGGCGACATGCGGCGCCTGGCCGCAGATCGCGAGGCCAATCCGATTGTATCCGGTGCCGGCCAGGTCGCCGGGGCCATTCTGCCTTCGCTGGTGGCGCCGGGATCGATCCTCGGACAAGCACCGGCCGGGGTGCTTTCGCGCGCTACGGCGCCGCTGGTAGAGCGTGGCGGGCTGTCGGCGCTTGCCGCAGGCGGCATCGAGGGCGCGGCGCAGAACGCCGGTGCGTATCTGTCCGATGTTGCGCTCGGAAACCGCGACCTATCCGCCGAGGGGATCGCTGGTGCCGTTGGTGGTGGATTCGCGTTTGGCGTCGGAGGCGGCGTCGTGGCGATGGGTATCGAGAAGGGCACGATGGCCGCGCGGCGCATGTTCGCACGCGTCGCGGATGGTGGCGAACGCGCGGCGAACGAAGCCGAGCAGGCGTGGATGACGCAGTATCAGGCGACGATCGAGGCACACGACGCGGCGGTTAACGCCGCAAAAGCGCAACTTGCCGCGGCACGCGCCGCACGCGAAGATGCCGCGTTGGCGCGCAATCGGGCCGCGGCAACGACGGCCGAGACACGTATCAATGCACCACAGATCGACGCCGAGCGCGCATCGGCGCAGGCGTTCGATGAGCTTGCTGCGAAGGAAGCGGCCATCAAGGCGGCCGAGCTGCCGCCGGTGAAGGTCGGTAACATCGACGATCTCGAGCGGCTCATATTCGGACAGCAAGAGGCAAAGTCAGAGCTTGATGATCTAATGCGTCAGGTTGAGTCACCAGCGGTTGAGACTGCTCCGGTTGGAGAGGTTCATGAGCCTGAAACAGTTAAATCAAATATTCCAGATTACTCAACCATCAAAGATTACGAGAAGAAGTTTGATGACTATCTAGAACAAACCATTCCTGCTCGATCAATCGCAGAACGAGGATATTACGAACCTCCGGGACGTGAAGGTATCGATAGCGTTCGCATGAGGAATGCCAGGAAAGCAATATCCGAAGGACAGCGCGATGCAATTAAGCTTGGTGTTTCTGAAGATGGCAAAGTCGTGCTGTCCGATGGTCGCCATAGGTTGCAGGCTGCAATAGAATCTGATTCTCCTGTAAAGGTAAAATGGTTCAGCTCGAGTTCTCCTGCATCGCATGACGTATTGCGAACTGGTGAAATCGTAAAGCCAGCGATGGGCTCCGCATCCTACGATGCATATAAGTCATCGTTCGTTAAAGGTTTATCTAAAGAAGAGATTGATGCAGCAAAGGCGTATAGCGGTGGATCTCATGCATCTATTAATCGAGCAATTGAAAATCAAGCTGAGATGTCAGCGAAAAATGCTGAAAACACTCGCTTGCTAGATTCTTTGATATCTCGTTCGTCTCTTCCAGAAGACATGACTGTTTTTCGTGGCATCCAAAGCGATGAGATATTTGACAAATATTCAAAATTGAATCCTGGTGATGTTTTCTCTCACGGACGCTTTACGTCAACCACTGCATCAGATGAATTGCCTAGGGAATTTTACGGAAATGTGGAAATGCGAATCAAGCTCCATAAGGGAGATCATGCCGCTCCTATTCCAGCATTAAAGTCACAGGAACGAGAATTACTTCTTCCGCGTGATCAAAAATTTAAATTGACGTCATTACAGAACTTTGGAGGTAAGCGTCTAATCGTTAACGTTGAAGCTGTTAATGAATCAAGCAATCTTGAGTATTTATTGCGTGGAACCAGCGAGCGCGTTGCATCAGGCGAGTCACTAAAATCGATCGGCGCTCCTTCGGCTGCTGAATATGCAGCCAACAAGTCGACAAAATCAGAAGCCGCGTCGCGAGCATTCCGCGAGCGTGCTGCGTTCAAAGAACGCGCTGGCATCGGATCGGCGCGACGTAGCTACAAGGTCAAGCAACTCGAGATCGCGCATGATGCGGCGATCGACCGCGCTGCCACGGCGATTGATCCGGCAGAGCGTGCAACGGCGACATATGAAGCCAACGCGATCGAGCAACAGCTCGCCATCGCTGGACGTGCGTCATCGGCGCCGGACGACATCGCGCGGCTTGCGCCAGCGATCGAGAAGTACGAGCGCAAGTCAGCAGAGTTGACAGAAGGACTCGGCGAAGCGGCACCACAGACGGCGCGCGAGCACGCCGCGGCGTTTCGTGCTGCCGAGGACGAGGCCGATCGCAAGGTGACCGATCGCGCCACGCGTGCCGTGGATGACAGCGTGCATCCGCCGACCGGCAAGGGCACGATTATAAATCCGCAGGACTTCGAGCGCGTCTTCGGCAAGCCGATGCCGCTGCCGCCGACGTCCGCGGAAGCGCTCGCCTCCGCGAAGCAAGATCAGCTCGCGTCATCGGCTGCATACAAGCGCGCCAAGGCGACAGAGACCGAGGCGAAAATCAACGCGCGTAGGGCCACAGATGCGCGTAAGGCCATCCCTGAGCGACCCAAGGCAATCCCGCCGGTGCCACGCGAAGCATCGACGCTCGGATCGATCGCGACGGCGATTGGCGTGGCCGGCGAGCTCGGAATCCCGGGTATCCCGAAGCCGGAAGACATCCCCGTGATCGGACCGCTCCTCGGTGCGTACATCAAGTACCGCGCAATCAAAGCGACGGCGGGACGGTTCGTCGGTCGCGTCGCGGCCACGGGCGATACGCGTGCGGCGGCGCTGGCGGCGCGTACGAAGGACAAGATCGTCACCGCTGTTGATCGGACGCTAGGCCTCGCCGAGAAGGCGGCACCCAAGGCACGCGCTGGCATCGTCGCTTCCAGTGCCGTCATCGGCAAGCGTATCTTTGATGACGGCGAACCCGATGCCCCGAAGGGCGCTACTCGACAAGAGCAAGCTGCGGTGCGTATCCGCGAGATCCTGGCTGCGAATCAACGCCCGGAGCTGATCACGGCGATGGTGCGCCACGAGATGCGCAATGTTGTCGATCCGGATCTCGTGGCCGCGGCCGAGAAACATCTGATCGCACGATTCGCACATCTCGCATCCGTGGTGCCTAAGCCTCCGCCGGACAACGCGTATGCGCAGCGTCCATGGGTTCCGTCGATGGCAGCAACGCATGAACTCGAGCAGCGCTTGGCGGTGATTCACGATCCGTCGCATGCGCTGTCGGGTCCTGTGAGTCCAGCTGCGGCGGATACGTTTCGTGAGGCACATCCGCAGCTGTATCAGCTGGCGAAGGATCGCCTCATCGATCGCGTGAGCGACCTCAAGGAACCGATGCCACGTGAGGATCGACTTCGCGCCTCGGCGTTGTTCCAGATTCCTATCGACATTTCGCTCGATCCGTCGCATATCGCGATTGTGCGTGCGCCGATCAAGCCGGACGTGGCGCCGAGCATGGCCAACGTTCCAGATCTGAGTTCAATGTACAACCCGCAGAATACCAGGATCAAGTTATGAGCATCTCAGGATACGGACATCTGCTTACTCCGCTTACCTCGGCCGGCGTCGAAGTCACTGCGGAGAAGCGCAATGGCATATTCACGCTAACGGCAGGCTCGACGTATTATTACGTCTGGGGCGGCGCATCGGCTCCTACGCAGCATGTTCAGTTGACGGGGTACACAGCCGGACTCGTCATTACTTCGGCGACGATTCAGACGTGCAGTCAGCCGAAGTCGGCCGTAAGTGACGCAAGCGCTACCGTCGGAGAATGGATCAACGAAGATCCGACCGATGGCGATGCACGCGTCGATGGCACCGGATGGACGTCTTCTGCGGCGGTGGCAGCGGCTAACGGATCCGGTCTTGGCGGCGCATCGTGGCACTTGCAGCAATGGGGCGTATCTCGTACTCGCCTCGCGGTGGTTGTAGGTGGCACTGGTGGTGATGTCGCCGTGGCGTGGAGTAGCAAAGAATGATTAAGCCATCCATAGGATCATCAATAGGGGCGCGTATCGGTCATCAGGAGTCGCCCGATCCGTTGGTTGTGATGATCGGCGACTCTCTGGTCTACGGAACCGCCGACGCTAACAACATTGGGGCCGCGCAGTGGTTCGACGTCGATTCGGCATTCGCTCCGGTGACATTCGCATCGGACCAGGCCGCGAACACCAACGACCCGCCGCCATTCGGAGCCGAAATCGGACCTGAATCTCTCGTTGCCTACAACCCTGGGCTATCGCCTGGGTTCGGTTTCGAGATAACGCTGATGAAGACACTCTATGCGCTGTCGCCGAAGTACGCCTATCTCGTCAAATGCGGCATCATCAGCGCGCTCCTCGACGCGCACTGGTTGCCGACGGCGAACTACCCGACGACGTCACCGAACCTGTATGCGTCACAGATCGCGCGCATCAAGGCGTACGAGACTTCTACGGGGCGGCGCACGGCCATCGTCATCGTCGTGCTAGGTACGAATGACGGAAGCTCAAGCGGAGCCGCGGGCCGCATGGCGGCGAACATGGCAGCGATGGTCACGCAGTTACACAGCGACTTCCCGGACGCGGTCATTGTGTGGCCGCTCGTGAACATCAACACGGTGCAGACCCCGGACAACATCCCGACGGTTCGCACGCAGATGCTGACCTACGCGGCGACGGCACCTGCGTACTTCATGATGCCTAACATCGATCATTTCCAGCTCGCGGCTGGCGACCCGTTTCATTGGGACACGCCATACGTGCTCGCAGCAGGCCACACGTTCGCATATGCGGCATATGACCTTGCCGGAAGGACACGACCATCGGTAACCACGACGCCTGCCGTCGTCGGAATCGGCGTGCCGCTCAAGGCGGACGGTGCGTCGGCGACGCTTACCCCGTTGCCCGAAGCAGGAACGCTAGATGGTGACACGACGCTGGCGTTCTGCATGACGCAATCCGTGACGCCCGGCGGCGGAGCGGGAACTCAGACCATCAGCTGCTCTGCAGGATGGACGATCGTGGCAGGAGCAAGTGGTCAATCATCGGCGACTGGGTTCACTACCACTTGGGCCGTCTACAAGCGCAAGGTTCCGACTGGCGAGGTCGAAACCGACAGCTTGTCGCCGAGCAAAGATCGTCGCGCAGCCGCGCCTACGTTCACGATCGCAAATGGTGGCGACAGTGTCGCGCAGGTGATCACGGTGCGCGGACCGACCTCAGGAGCGCAGGACGTTGATGCTTCGCAGCTCGCCTCGCTCAACGCCTTCAGCACTGGTCCACACACCGTGCCCGCGTTCTCGACGACATCGGACCATGACCTCGTGCTCTACTTCGTCGGCGGCGGCGGATCGCCGGGCAATGCCTCAACGCTTACCGCGTTAGGTGTTACCGGGTTAACGAAGATCGGAGAGGCAAACTTCGCGTTCACAAGCGGCGACAACGTTGTCCTCGGCCTCTATGCCAGCTCGAAGGCATTGGCTGGCTCGGTCGGCACGGCCTCGCTATCGTTCACCAATGCAACTCTGGTATTCGCCAGCGCAATTGCACTCAAACCGTAAAGAAAGACCTCATGCGTATCATCAAGTCAGGATCGTTTGTCATTATCGCATCTCTCGTCATGCTGACCGGTGTCAGGGCCGCGTTTGCAGACGCTACCTCTCCGCTGCTTGCAGCAAGCGATCCGGATATCGCCAAATGGATCACGGCGATCGGCGTCGCACTTGCTGGCATCGGACTCATGTTTCATGGCCTATCCAAACTGCTCTCATCGATCGCTCCATTTACCAAGACGACGCTCGATGATCGGTGGGCAGTGAAGTTCGAAAACCTTGCGAGCTCCATCGATGCGATAGTGAGCGGGGTAGCCAAGGTCTTCGAGATCGTGTCAGGTCCGTATGCAGCCCAGACCCCACCCAAGACCTCGCCGGAGCCACCGCGCAACCCGCAGTCTGGCCGCGTGAATCTGACCATGCTTGCGTTGATCGCGCTCGTTGCGGTGTCGATCACGACGATCGAGACGAGCGGCTGTGCCACCGTACAGCGCGGAAGCGAAGCAATCATCAGTTGCGTACAGTCGGCGGATGCCACCAAAATCTCCGCAGTCGAGACCGAGATCAAGAAGCTTACCAACTGGTCCGATCGATATGCGCATGCTGCTGCGTACGGTGCCGTTATCGGAGGATGTGCGCTGCTCGACGTCGCGTTCACCTCGCCATCGGCTGCGTCGTTTCTGCCCGACGAGGGCCGCGCGACCTTCGAGCGGTTCCGACGCGAGGTTGCCGGAGGCGCGCAGTATCAGACGAGCGCTGGCGTCCAGTGACGTCCGACGAAGCCGTGGCCCGTGCTCTGGCGCTTGTCGGCCATGGCGTGTATCAGCTCGGAACTGGCGACATTGACACTCCAAACGATGGCGAGTTCGATTGCTTCGGCTTCGCTGTGTGCAAGCTGTTCGGAATTCGTCGTCATAGACTTGGCTTCAACCGCGGCCCATGGGCGACAGTGAGCGACGATCTCAACTGCAACAGCGCGATCGAGGACTCGACGCACCATCAGGACCTGTTCGAGCCGATCTTCACACCGTTCCCCGGCGCGCTGATCATGTACCCAACGATCTATGACGGGCATGGCAAGATTCGCGTGTTCGACGGTCATCTCGCGATCGGTCACGTCAAGATCGTGGTGAGCGTCGATCGGTGCCTCGAGTGGGACCATGACAACCCAGACTGGTCACTGCTCGATACCGTCGAGTGCCGCGGACCAAACGGCGCCAAGCCTGGCATCATTGCCGGCACCGGTGCCGGCATGGTCGCGCACGACCGGCGGATGAATGCGATGCCGTGGGCCAAACCAGAGCATCGTACCGCGATGCTACGTGTGTTGTCGTAGCGCGCTACTCGTTCCTCGCGATGGCCGCGTTCGCCCACATGACGGTCTCTTCGAAATGTGCCAATGCAAGCAACTGCTCGCGTGACGACGGAGTCTCAGTGGCGATCATCGTAGCAAGTTCCTTCGCCTTGTCGCGAATGGCGACATAGCGATCGCGCTGATCCTCCTTCGGCGCGTGATACGTGAATGCGAAGTTGATCTGATCGGTGACTCGTTGTTGTAGTTCGTACTTGGACATAGTTACTTCCGTGGATCTGACAGGATTCGAACCTGTGTGCGTTGATGGAAACGCGCTCTGCCAGAGCCCAGATCCATGTGCCGATCGTTTGGTAGACGCTATCTTTGATCGATCGATGGCAGTGTTTTGGTCGCCGGTGATCGTCGCATCTCAATCGGCATGCTCGGCCTACGTATCCGTAGGCTCGTGCGCGCTCCGCGCTGCGCTATCTGAAGTCCACGTCATCGACATACGCGCTGGTATGCGCTTCATTTGCGATGCCGAGTCACTCCTCGCGATCATTGACACCCACACGGTCAGCGGAGCTTCGCATTGGCTGCACTGACCATAGATTAACTGACCATAGAGCGCCATGATCAGCAATGTGATAAAATAAATCATTGGTTATGTACCTTGATGATGTATTCGTTTACATGAAATTCCGGAATCTGCGAATCCTAACTCATGTACAGATCCAGGCATAATCGGATCGCATTCCTCTTCTTGCTCGTCAAATCCAGAAAATTTAACCACGCGAATTTTTACTCTGCGCTCTGAACGTCCATCATCTGACCATTGAACCATACCATCATCAATCAACTCTCCTTCGACAAATCTTCCGAATTCTGGCCATTCCCAACGCACTAAATCTCCGATTGAAATCTTATCTTCGTTCATTGCTTAGAATGGCAGATCATCCTTACCAGAGTCAAGCTGATCGTACTCCTCGAATGACTCCTTTGTCTTGCGCGTCATGCCGCCATCGGCTTCGACGGCGTCAAACACAGCTTTCTGTATCTTGGCGAACTGGCCGCGCTTGACCAGTGGCTTCACGACTTCATCGAATCGCGTTTGCGACACACTCATCACGACGGCCATGTCGGCGACTTCGCGGCCAAGCTCCGGGTGAGCTGAGATTGCCGCGTGGACCTTGGCACCGTCGTATACGCGGTTACCCTCGCTGATGACCTTGCCGAACACCTTACCCGACCGTAGCTTGATGGGCTCGCGTGCCGCTTGCGCATAGATCTGCTGTCCGAGTCGCTTGTGCAGAATGCCAACGCGCTTCCATAAGTCGAAGACGTCGGCTGCATCCTGGTAGCGCAACAGATCGATCTCTGGATGATCGTCGTCGAGCTTCGCCAGCGACTTCAACTCGTCTTGCTTCGGGCAGTTGCTAAACGCGTTGCACCATCGACACCATCGCCCGATGTTGAAAGCGATCGGCTTCCCGTCACGTGCATCGGTGCGTACGCGCGTAATCTCAAGGAGCCGCTGACGCGTCTCGTGGGCGATGACGTCGAGATCGAACACCGGATCCACTTCGGCGACGTCGAGACCTCCGATCTTGGGAGCGATGGCCACCTCGATCCGGTCCGCCGTCGCGACGCGTGCCGCGGCGAGCGCCAAGAATCGCACCTGTGGGTTGCGCGCGGCCGGTGTCACGGCCTCGTAGCCCTTCTTGTCGATGACCACGAGAACGCCGGGGCCTCTGCCCTCGACGTCGATGGTCCCGGGCGTCTCAAACGGCGCCAGGTTGCCGTAGGCGCGCTTGAGTCCTGTACCGAGGAAGCGCGACGTGTCGCTGGATACGTCGTATGCATACGATACCTCGGCACGCCACGTCTCTACTTCGGGCCAGCGCTCAAGATACGCATCCGGTACGTCCCCGGCGTTGATGGCGTCCTCGTCGGCGGCATGGTCCGCCGTGCCACGAAGGCTGTGCTCGTTGTCCTCTTGTACGTGCGGAACCGTGAGCGATCCTGGGCATCGCTGCGCGAGCTCGAATCCAGATGCAGAGATCATGGCTTGGCCTCACGATCACGCAGCCACTGATTGTGACACTGCCAGCACGGCTCCTCTGTAAAGTCGCGCGTCGTGTTGTGCTTGCTGCACGTGACGATATTTTTGTAGCCAACAACCGAGCGATCGTGCTCGGTAGTCAATCCGGCCTGTGGCTCATCAATCATCGTAAGCCCTCCACGGAACATGCGACAGAGTCGCGCACTCCAGGGATGCTCACGACATACTACGCGGCGGATCCGTCGCTTGCGCCATCGACGATTGGCGGCGCACTACCATGGCCGAACTTGCACACGTCGCCGCTTGGCGAACGGAATTGAGGCTCATGGCACACCGAGCACAGCGTGCCAGTCGGCTCGTTTTTGACGAGTCTGGCCACAGCCGACACGATGCGCTGATCCTCGGCAAGCGACATCGATGCCGCAAACTTCTCTGCTTCGCGTTTGATCCACTTGCCGCGCTCATCGTATCGCTTGCGGATCTCCGTCTTGAGCGACGGCACATCAGCCGCAAGCTTGCCAAGGTCGCCAACCAAAGCTTTCAGATCTTGCTCAGATGCGGCAAGCTCGATGCGATGGAAGAGATCCGCCGAGCGTGCCTCGGTTAGATCCGGCATGTTCTCGACAGGTCTAGCAACCGGAGGAGCTGGCTCATCGCCATCGTTGACCCATCCGTAGATCTTGCGACCGAAGACATCACCTGGACGCTCGAATTTATCTCCGTCATGAATGACGCCATCAAGACGCGTCTTAACAACGGTAAGTGCGTGATCATGATCCATCACGCCGACAAGTGTAAATTCGTAACGAACTCCATCTCGCTGGATTTCTTCCATGCCTAGTTCGACGATCTTGGTTTTACCCTTATCGTCGGTCTCCATCGCATGTGCCACCTTCATACGCATTGTGACGATGAGATGGCTCGGCGTGGACAGCATCGCATCCACAAAGCGGTTGTGCTCCGGTGTGATCTTGCGCCACGCAGCCCAGCTGTTGGCGCCGCGTTCCTCCTCCTTCCCCTTGCGATCAAGGGATCCTCCAGTTCCCGCCCACGCATGAGAGATTGAGTCGGCGATCGTGATGTCGTACCCCTCCTTGGCGGCATCCTTGATCACGTTGATATAGGATTCCGGAGTGAACGGTGGGTTCAACTCGTCCACATCGATGGGGAATTTGCGCAGTTGTTTGATATACGCGTATCCGTCCTCCGGATTCATCGCGTCGTATCGAGCGCGTTCGGCACGGGACATCGCATAGAGCTTCGCCGATTGCTGTTCGGAGTCGGCGACGGCAATGCGACCGACACCGCCGCGCTTGCGAATCTCATATGAGAGCGATGCCGCCGTGGCCATCGCCGAAAACGTTTTCCCGGTGCCTGGACCACCCATCAGTGCTAGCCGTAGGCGTACTTGCTCTCGGTATGCTGGTTTGAATGCCATGGCGGTTGGCCTCAGAACGGAATAACGTCGTGACCGTTGGAGCAAGTCAGGTAGTCATCCTTGCTCCTGAACATCGGCGATCCGCAGTCCGCGCATGGATCGCCTGCTTTCTGTTCGGTATCTCCATTGCCAGGAGCTTCCCCAACGGAGCTACCAGGAGCCTCCCCACCGGAGCCACGCTGTCCACGACTGGCGCGATACTCCTCGTCGGATCGCTGAGCTTCTTCCATCATCTCGACCATGAGCGCATCGGTGTCGTCGGATGCCGGCCTGACGGCGCGCGCCGCGGCCTCGTTCGGGGCGATCTTGTCGACGGCCCAGAACCCATCGCCGAACTCGACCCAGCGAGCCTGGATGCGCACGGTCTTGCCGGCCTTCGCTGCATTCATGATGTCTTCACGGATCGTCTTAGGAGATTTGAACGCCCACCCGAGCACACGAAGTTTGTTGAACGTGAAGATGTTGTTCTTCGCGTCCCACTTAGTGACCTCGAACTTTATCGTCTTATCCTTACAAGGACCTTCGGTGATCTTGAACGCCACCGAGGCGCATGGCGTCTCGACGCCTCCCTTGGTGATCATTCCATAAGATGCGTCTGTGACTTGAGCCGTGTACCATGATTCATTCGTGAAATCAGCCATATATCCTCATTGTTGTCGGTTAATTCGGTGCGTGCCACGACCCGGGATCGAACCAGGATTACCGCGCTACATCCGGAAAGGAGACAGATGTAATGACCACAGTGCGCGACGTGTTACCGTTTGACACTATCGTGGCGAGATATCGGTGTGCGCCGCGGATCCTGACTACATTCAGTCTCAAGTTCATCAGGATCCGCGGCCAGCGGTGACATCACCGCTGAATAAGACAATACAGCAACCTAGTTACTTCGTCCAGTCGCTCGGCGGTTGATGATCATCGACGAGACGATCGTGCTTGGCCAGTGCATCCATCAGCTCGTTATCTGATTGCACTGTTCGCGGTTTGGCGTCGATCGAAAACGACTGATTCCACTTGCGCGCAGCTTCCAACACGACGCGCGCTGCGTCGAGTTCTGCCATCAATGAGAACAGCGCGTTGGATCCATCGAGATCCTGCACCCATGACTCGCCGTACCGAAGGATATGTATTTTGTAGTCGTCCTTCGGCTGGACGAATGTGTACTTTCCGCTTGATACGGAAACCTTGAACTCTTGGCTCATTATCTCCTCAATTTTTTCTGCGACTTGCGCAGATCGAGACGATTGGCGCGATACTGACGCTCAAGTGCGCGCCGAGATCCGGGCGCCGGAAACATCACGCGATAGAGCGCGATGACGAATACGGTAAAGATGACGGCGATCATGCTTGCTCCTCTTCGTCGAGCTGCACAAGCAACTCAGACAGCGTATCACGAAGCCATCGCACAGTGTTGTGATCTAACGACACATTCGCGATCGTCTTCACATTACGCGCATTGACGTTGTAGACATGCTCGGGCAACGTCGTCTCGTCTGCAAGCACGAACGCGTAAGTATCATCTGGATCGTAATCTACCCGGAGCCGTGCTCCTGGATCGACGTGGGATTGGTTGTATATGCGGACGAATCTAGGCATGGCTCACCAGTGGAATGCTATCCCAATATGCATGGACATCGGAATCAGAAGGAACTTCATTGCTCGGAACACGACCATCCGGCTCCACGAGTCCGCCGGCATCCTCGTCGTATCCGCAATCCGGGTTGTCGCACCATGCCGGACTGCTGATGAATCCGACGCCTACATCAACCTCGTCGTACGTCAGCTCGTTATCGCAGTTGGGACACTTCGGCGGACGTCGATGACGCGCGTCCCAGCTCATGCTGCGACCCTCCGTGCTATCTCGCGCAACGAAGCGACGTCGATCGCGCGCCACATATGCATATTGCCGTAGCCGAGTCGGATTGTGTGCTCGGCGCCGAGACGCGACACGTACGACTGCGCCTTGGCGCGCGTGCTACACGTGATGCCGAGGCGCGGCGCCAGCGGGCCATCCACGAGCCACTGGTGATGCAACCCGTGATCGAAGGCGTGGTCACGCTCGGCGACGTACGCGGCTACCACGGCAAGTGCCATGGGATCGCGGTGCGCCGCGGCGACGTAGTGAACGAGGTCATCGAGGCCGAGCTCGCGGACCTCGGCGAGGACGTCGGCGAGCCAGTCGTGTGCGATGGATGTGATCATGACGTCAACTTAGCCGATCGTGGCTTGGTTGTCAAGTCTCGATCGGCTATGAGCGATCACGGAGACACCTCTACACGATCGAACACATGTCCACGCGACACGGCTGCGTACCTGGCACGCTCAAGTGCCTTGCGTGTACGTGACCATCGCGTTGGCACCATCACCGGTGCGATGCCCAACAACTTAGCAGCACGCAGCCGATGTGTTCCTTCCGTCGCAAACCATGCGCCAGATTTATCATCGAAGTACGCGCGGATCCTTGGCGAACCGAGCTGCTTCATCGCTTCAATGACGTCTCGTAGATGTTCAATGGAATAGTGTTCGTGTAGCGGCGTAACGACAACTCCGACTGTAAGCTTAGTAGTCATAGTAGATAACCCTAGCCGATCTTGACTCCCCGGTCAAGTCGTGGGAGGCTAAGGAGATGAAAAAGCGGACCAAGTGCAAGGGCGCGAAGCTCCTCACGGAATGGCGCGGCGACCGATCACAACCCGAGGTGGCCGAAATCCTCGGATGCACATCGCAACAGGTCTCCCACTGGGAAACCGGCTTCGCTAAACCTAACGCCGATCGACGGTTCCTGATCGCCATCGCGACCAACGGCGCCGTGCCAGCGGACAGTTGGTCATGATCGACGATGGCACCGAGATCGGCGTTGGCATTCCGTCACGCCGTCCCGTCAGTACTGAGATTCGTCGGCGTCTGAAACGTGGTCCGTTTCTGGCTGCGTTCGATGCCGGAATGAACGATATAGTCGTTATCGTAGGACATGCACATGATCGCCATGGAACTCACCGATAGCCAAATCGCACGCGTCAAGCGCTACGCCATCGAGCGTCGAATAGTGGCGCTAGAGACGCAGTGCCTTATTGCCGCCAGTGCAGCAGCGATCGCGGCTGACCGCGCGATCCTAATGCGTATCATAGACGAGGATCCTGATCTGCGGGCGTTGTTCGTATGAAGATCTCGATTCATCGTTGGCCACCATACAGCGATCAGGACCATCACGGCGTGCTCGCCATCGATGATGAGAGCGGATACGCTGTCACGGCCATCAGCGAACCTACACGCCAAGCGAATCGCAACCTCGCCGAGAAGCGACTCCGCAAAGCATCCGTGATGCGCGAACGAATCGCGGAACTCGAGCAACGCCAACGGTCGCATCTAGCTCTCATTGTCAAGTTGACTAACGAGACGCCGTTCGCAGACGAAATCGCTGGATGGAAAGAGCAGCGTGCCAAGATGATCGCTGAGATCGGTACGCTCAAGGCAAAAATCTCTGAACTTGAACACAAGGAGAAGACATGATCTGCATCATACCGATGGAAGAAATCGAGAAGTTCGCCGTATGGAACACCGTTGAGAGCAAATTCCTGGAAATACAAGACATTCAGGCATGGTCATCAGCGGACGAATTAGCCAAAGACATCAAAGAAGTTATAGGTAACCGCTATCATAAAGAATTCGTTGATTCGATCGTCGAGCGTGCACGGGTAGCCGGCTACTGACGTGATCGCGCTTCGTCCATACCAGGCGAAAGCCATCGACGATCTACGTGCCGCATACGCACGTGGCAAGCGTTCGCCATGTCTCGTAATCCCCACAGGTGGCGGTAAGACGATCATCGCCGTTGCGATCATCTTGTCCGCGCTCGATCGCGGCAAGCGCGTCTTGTTCCTCGCGCATCGCAAAGAGCTGATCGATCAGACCGTCGAGAAGCTCATCCAATCAGGACTCGCGATCGACATGATACGCGTCATCCGAGGCGCGTACGGATCCGGCCGGCACGATGCTCCGGTGGTAGTGGCATCCGTCCCGACACTCACCGGAGCCCGCTGGGAAGACGCGATGCCGCCGGCAGATCTCGTGGTCCACGACGAGCTGCATCACGTCGTAGCGGCCAGCTTCCGCCGCGTGGTGAACGCCTACCCGCACGCTCACTTCCTCGGCCTCACCGCGACGCCATGCCGCAGCGACGGTCGCTCGCTGTCAGACGTGTGTGATTCTCTCGTCGTGGGGCCTTCGGTGCGCGAGCTCACCGCGCAGGGCCACCTCGTGCCGTGTCGCGTGTGGTCACCGGCGCGACAGCTCAACCCGGGACAAATTGCCCAGGACCCGCTGGACGCGTACCGCGAACATGGCGCCGGTGGGCGTGCGGTCGTGTTCTGCCGCGACATCGTCCACGCCGAGCGCGAGGCCGAGCGATTCGGCTGCCCCGCTGTCCACGGCAAGGTGCGCGACCGAGGCGCGATCCTCGCTGCGTTCGCGCGCGGCGAGCACCAGGTCATCACGAGCGTGGGCGTGCTCACCGAGGGATGGGATGATCCAGGATGCAGCGTCGCCATCCTCGCTCGCAGCATCGGTCACGTGGGCATGTACCTGCAAATCTGCGGTCGCGTCTTGCGTCCGGCGCCCGGCAAGACGATGGCGACGGTGATCGACCTGCACGGCTCGGTCAAGGATCCGTCGATCGGTCCGCCGGATCTCGATCGCATCTACTCGCTCGATGGCGATGGCATCCAACCAGCGTATCGCGATCCGATCCGCCAATGCGCGCATTGCGGCTCTGTGTTTCCAACGGCGCATCGATGTCCGTATTGCGGCATCGAAATCCCGATCAAGCCGCTTGCGGCGCCGAAGATCACCGGCGATGGCCTGGAGCTCGTCAGCGACAAACCAAGCGCCACACGCGTATGGTATGAGCGCATCGAGGCGCGATGGCCCGGCATCTGTGCGTCGTGTCGCATGGCATTTTCCAAAGGCACGCCGATCGTGTGGGCGAAAGGTTACGCACGGCATCAGTCATGTCCAACACGAGGAGAAGCGATGACGTGACAGACAAAATACTATCCGGCATGCGGCAATGCTCTGCGTGCGGATTCGAGTTCGGTCACGCATCAGCAGCCTTGATTACGCGTGGCCATGATGATACGGTGTATGCGTTCTGTCGTCGATGCGCGTTTCCGACGCGCGATCTTTCGGTTGAGAAGCCGAAGAAGAAAGTCAGGGTGAAGAAATGAGCCGATACATGGCAGGGCGATCGCTCGTAGCGGCGCTGTATGCAGCAGTCGATCGCGCTGATCTGGCGTCGCTTGAGTGGTATCGCATCGCGTCGCTCATCTGTGAGCACGGCGGCGTTGGAGGCGATAAGCAGTGAGCGAGCAACCGCGATGGGACGATAATGGACGTCCTATAAAGAAGCACGATCCTTGTCCAAGATGCGGAAATGACGAAATCGCATCTCTTTATGATGACGCATGGTGCCATTATTGTAAATGGAGAGGATTTCTTATTGACCTTCCGCAATACGGTGGAACCTATCCATGAGCGACACATATCTCGATCTCATCGCGCGCAAATCCGCATCGGCAAGCGCCGCGGGATTCATCGTATCCGATGGCGATATGGCTTCGCACCTCATCCTGCATCAGCCCGATCTCGTGCGATGGGCGTTACGTCGCGGTCGCGCAGCGTTGTTTGCCGATACCGGCCTGGGCAAGACGATCATGCTCCTCGAATGGGCACGTCACGTATCGCAGCGTGGTCGCGTGCTCATCCTGGCGCCGCTTGCCGTCGGACCTCAGATCGAGCGCGAGGCGGCGCGGTTCGGCGTCGATGCCGTCTATCGTCGTATCGATGACGGAAGCCGCATTATCATCAGCAACTACGAGATGCGTCACCGATTCGATCCGTCGCAGTTCATTGGAATCGTCATCGACGAAAGCAGCATCCTTAAGAGCTTTGATGGTCGCATTCGTACCGAGCTGATCGAGGCGTTCTCGCGCACGCCGTTCCGGCTTGCGTGTACAGCCACCCCGGCGCCCAATGACTTCACCGAGCTCGGCAACCATGCCGAGTTTCTGGGCATTCGCACGCGCGCGGAGATGCTCGCCGAGTATTTCGTTCACGACGGCGGCAGCACGCAAGACTGGCGTCTCAAAGGCCACGCTGTGACGCCGTTCTGGCGCTGGGTCGCGACGTGGGGCGCCGTAGTCAAGCGTCCGTCGGACCTTGGATACGATGACGGCGCGTTCATCTTGCCGCCGCTCGAGATGCGCGAGCACGTCATCGCCGACGACGAGCACGACATCGCCGCGACCGGCATGCTGTTCCCGATGCCGGCCGTCGGCCTCACGGAGCAACGCAAAGCCAAGCGCGAGACGATGCCCAAGCGCGTCGACTACATCCGCGGACTCGTCGATACGTACGGCAACGATCAGGCGATCGTGTGGTGCGAGTTGAATGACGAGCAAGACGCCGTCACCAAGGCGCTTGGCGATCAATGCGTGTCCATTGATGGACGCACGAAAGACGATCTCAAGATCGAGCGCGTAGAGCGATGGCTCTCCGGTGGCGTCAAGACGCTCGTGAGTAAAATCCGAATCTTCGGATTCGGGATGAACTTCCAGAACTGCCATCACGTCGCCTTCGGAGCGAATAACAGCTACGAGAGCGTCTACCAGGCTATCCGCCGGTGCTGGCGATTCGGCCAGCATCATCCGGTGACGGCGGATCTGGTGTGCTCCGAGCGTGAGGGCAACGTGCTAGCCAACTACCGCAAGAAAGAAGCGGACGCGGCGAAGATGGCCGAGGAGATGACGCGTCATGTTGGCGATGCGGTCCGCGCCGAGGTTCGCGGACTGACGCGACAGTTTAACGATTACCAACCACAGGCAGCGATGACGTTGCCGTCGTGGCTGTAAGCCACAGATAGGACACATGGGATACAACGCAGCAGATACGTCGTACGTGCTCGATTACGTCAACGCCGAGCGCAAGCGCCAAGAGCAGCTCAAGATCGAAGGTCGATTCACGCATACGTGCGCGGATATCGAGCTTACTCCATCCGAGAAAGTCGCCGTGCTCGCCGAGGAATTTGGCGAAGTCGCGCACGAAGTGACTGAGTCGATCGGCAATCATGCCGAACTCGATCGCGCTGCGTTACGTAAGGAACTCATCCAGGTTGCAGCCGTCGCGGTGGCATGGGTGGAGTGTCTCGACAGGGAGGAGCCGTGAACGTCCTAGATCAAACCGTCGGCGATAAGTTTGCTCTGTATCACGGCGACTGCGTCGATGTATTGCGCGGACTACAAGACAACAGCATCGACTTTAGCGTGTTCTCGCCTCCGTTCGCCTCATTGTATACTTATAGCGCGTCACCACGCGATTTTGGAAATGCGTCATCGCATGCCGAATTCTGGGAGCAATACGCATTCCTCGCCGCAGAGCAGTTTCGCACGCTCAAGCCTGGCCGCTTACTGGCCGCACACTGCATGCAGCTCACCACGACGAAGGGACGCGATGGCTTCATCAGCGTCGTAGACTTCCGCGGCGATCTGATCCGAGCCTACCAGCGCGCCGGATTCCTGTATCACTCAGAGGTGTGCATCTGGAAGGATCCGGTCACGGCGATGCAGCGGACGAAGGCAAATCGCCTGCTGTATATGCAACTCAAGAAGGACTCGGTGAAGTCTGGCCAGAGCTTCGCCGATTACCTCGTGGTCATGGGCAAGCCCGGCGACAACGCCGAGCCGATCACGAAGGATCCGGCGACGTTTCCGGTGGAGCTGTGGCAGCGCTACGCATCTCCGGTGTGGGTCACTCGGCATAGCGAGGATAGCGAGGGCTTCGCTATCTGCTCGGACGAGCCTACGTCGGATCCGTCGAGCGGCATAGATCCGAGCGACACGCTGCAATACCGCAGCGCCAGGGAACACGAGGACGAGCGACACATCGCGCCGCTTCAGCTCGAAGTCATCCGCCGAGCAATCAGGCTGTGGAGCAACCCAGGCGACACCGTGCTCTCGCCGTTCGGTGGCATCGGATCCGAGGGCTACGTCGCGATCCAAGAGGGCCGGCGCTACATCGGCGCCGAGCTGAAGCAATCATATTATAAGCAAGCGGCGATCAACCTGCAGAACGCCGCAAACCCGGCGCAGATGAGGATGGATATATGACATTCGTGGAGGCAATCAAAACGGGAAGGCCGATGCGAAGGAAATCAGCATCTATTGTTCCTGAGTGGATCGTGCTCGGATACGATGGATCTAACGATGTGGTTGGCATTCCGAGATGGCGCGAGACCAGAAGCGGAAAGCTGATTGGTCTACGATTTAGCGACTACACAGCCGAAGACTGGGAGGTGCTTGCGTGATCACCGTCAACCGACCGGAGCTTCTCCGCGCGCTCAAGATCGCTACCGGCGTAGTCGGCAATGGCAAGACGATCCCGATGCTGGCGAACGTCCTGCTGCGATCGGAAGGCGCCGGACGTCTGTCGATATCTGCAACGGATCTTCGCGTGTCGCTCAGCGCAGATCTGCCGTGTAGTTTCGGTGACTCGTTCGGTGCAGCGTTCGACGCTCGCAAGATCCACGAGCTCATTGCCAACGCCAGCGCCGACGATATCAGCATCACGATCGAGTCTAACCACTGGGCGACGATCAAGAGCGGCAAGGTGACATTCAAGATCGCTGGGTTGCCGGACAAGCACTTCCCGGAGATCCCCGACCGGCGCGGACACGAGTTCGTAACCGTCGAAAATGCCATGCTGCGCGAGATGATCGATCGCACAGCGTTCGCCGCGTCCGACGACGAATCGCGGCCTAACCTGTCCGGTGTGCACGTCAGCAGCGACGGATCACGCATCACGATGACGGCTACTGACGGATACCGCGTGTGTCGTCTGTCGCGGTCCACGTCGATACCGACGGTGTCCGCGATCGTGCCGTGCATGGACCGCGTGCGCAGCATCATCAGCTCGGCTCCAACGAGTCGCGTTGCGCTGACCAAAGAGCATCTATTCGTGGTCCAGGACGACACGGCCATCGCGATCCGACTCATCGAGGCGGTGTATCCGCCAATGGAGCCAATCTACGGCATGGAGCGCAAGCACCTGGTAACAATCGGACGAGAGGCGATCTTAATCGCCATGAAGCGCGCCGGGGTGATGACCACTGAGCAGACAGGCGCCAAGATGGCGCTCTCGCGCGGCATGATGCGGCTCAGCGTCGTGAATCCAGACCTCGGCGAGGTACACGAGGATCTCGATGCAGATTACCAAGGCGAGCCGATCGCCATCGGATTCAACCCTGACTATGTCGTCGAGGTTTTATCGGCGATGTCCAGCGATCAGATTGTCATTGAAATCGCAGATCCACTCAACCCGGCGCTCGTGCGCCAAGTCGGAAACGACGACTACGCAGGAATCATCCTGCCAATGAGGGTATTATGACCACAAGCATCAGTAAACTCGAAGGCGTGGACACGTCGCGTACGTGGAGCGTCGATGGCGTCAAGATCAAGATCGGAAAAGACGATCACGCCCTATTTCAGCATGAGGCCGACGCCCACGACGCCATCATCGCGCACAACTCCGTTGATGACACGCTTGCGCTCGTCGAGGCGGCAAAGATCCTCATTGCCATCGGCAGTAAGGATCCGACAAAGATCGTCGATAGCGCAGCATGGGTAACGTTCAGATCTGCGACTGAAAAATTCATTCCCTGAGTGACAGTCGCGATTGACACTGCCGCCCACTGTGGCAGTATTGCTCGCTCATGGCGGTCACTGTACCTTGTAAGCAGTGCGACGGTCGCGGGCACCGGGATCTGACGCAGATCGAGCGCGAGACACTCGACGCGCTCGGCGACGACTGGCGGTCCACGGCCGATACGCAATCGAGACTCGCCGGCATATCTATCCAGGCGCTGTGCAACCGGCTCAACGGACTGCGTGCCCTGGGTCTCATCGAGCGGCGCAGCCTGACAGCGACGCACTATGAGTGGCGGGTGAGGCCATGACATACGAGCGTAGAAAGCCGTACGAGCCAGATCGCATACGCGTCGAAGACAAAAACGACTGGCAGCGCGCCGGCGGCGACTGCATCTGCGACGTGTGCGGATGCAACTACTATTCTCACTCACCGGTTATCGGTTTCGATTGGCTGAATCGTCTATGCGACGGAAGGCTGGTCAAGCTGTGAACCGCTCCGAATATGCGTATCAGCTCCGCGTGTCGCTCGTCGATGCGCTCACCGGTGGCGACGCTTACTGCCGTCGATGCTTCGTGGTGTGCGATGCCGAGGATCTCGAGATCGATCACGTCGATGGTCGTACGTGGTACGGACGCACGCTGAACTTCCTCGATCGCATCCGTCGGCAATGGCGCGAATACGACTCCGGCTTGAAGCTGCGCGCGATCTGCAAGTCATGTAACTCCAGCGATGGATCACGTCGGTTCCGCGGACGATCGAGGTATGCATGACGTGGATCTTGTCATCATCGTCAGATGTAAATGCGCTCGCTGTTGTAGATGGTCTCGGCAAATTCCGACGATTTGGACCTCACTATTCACGGCGAACGCCAGGGTCCAAGACGTTCACCGGAGTAGGGCAGGAAATCGTACTGATACACTCAACAGGCAGAGCGGTATTTGCATGCGTTCGACAGCGTACGCCATCTGCGAGAGGAACAGGCGCAAGCCGAGGACGTGTCGGTACAACAGATACAAGTCCGCGCTATATCTGGCGCAATATGCTATTCCGTAACCTATATGCTGGCGTCTCATCTGAGCTAATTCGAGATGCTACAGAACGCACGTATGAAGAGTGGTCCAAGCGATACGGATCTCTCCCAAATGAGAGGCTTCGAACAGAAATAAGCATCCGTTCAGTAAGATCAGAACATCCAGGTAAATGCTATAGAATTGCAGGATGGGTAGACGATCGAATCGTACGAGATAAGCTCTACATGTTTGCACCTTGTATAGTCGGCGGTGTTGCGTCATGAACGGCTGCATCTGCACCAAACGCACGAAGCGATGGACCGAAGACGGCCATTGCGACGCGTGCGGACGCGATCTTAGCGAGTCACAGATTCAAACCGCCGTGCGTCTCGTGCTGTGCGCAAATACGGACTTCGTCCTGTGGCGAAATAACATCGGCGTAGCGACGTACCGCGATGACGATGGCAGCATCGTGAGCCGCGTCGAGTACGGCATCGGCAATCCCGGCGGCGCGGACCTCATCGGTTCGTGGCGTGGACGCTTCGCTGCGATCGAGACGAAGGCACGACAAGGACGACAGAGCGAAGCACAGCGCGTCTTTGAAGCTCTCGTGAAGGCCAAGGGCGGCATCTACGAAATTGTGCGCTCTGAGAAGCAAGCGCGCGATCTGCTAGCACGGCTGATGGCATGAGGCAGATAGCCGCATTATACGTCCAGACCGATGGATGTTACTTCGATCTCGATGGTGTCGATCCATGGGACGAAAAGCGCGACGCTCGTCTTTACGATGGACCGCATCCTGTTGTGGCACATCCCCCATGCGCTCGCTGGTGTCGTCTTGCCGGACTCGTCGAGAAGCGATGGGGACACAAACGAGGAAACGACGGAGGATGCTTTGCGGCTGCACTGGCCTCGGTGCGTAAATGGGGAGGGGTGCTAGAACATCCTGCATATAGCAACGCATGGGCTACGTTTGGGCTACCTGAGCCACATCGCAATGGTGGATGGCGTCGATCGCTATTTGATGATGGACACTCGGCACACGTCGAGCAGCATCGATACGGTCATCGCGCCAAGAAAGCTACTTGGCTATACGCAGTGCGGTGCGATCTTCCGGAGCTTCGATGGGGAAGTATTCCAGATCAAAACACGAATGTCTTGGTATCATGGTGCGGAAACCACAACGGACGATCTGAACATCAAGATCGAATCAGCAAGTCAGAAGCATCTGCTACTCCTCATGAGTTCCGCGATCTGCTGATCTCAATGGCCAGGAGCGTACGTTGAGCGTAGCCAACGATCGCCGCTACGTACGCGGACGACGATGTCCGATCTGCGACGGCGCCGATGGCGATGCGCGCGGATCGGGACGTCGATGCTTCGGCTTCATCTCAGGCGATGGAGAATACGCGCACTGCTCGCGCGAGGAGCTCGCCGGACCATTGGATCGATCGCCGAGTGACACCTACGGACATCGACTCACCGGATCATGTTCGTGTGGACATGCGCATGCAATGCCGATCGCATCCGCGCCGCGGTCCGTGGACATCGGCACCATCGTTGCGACGTACGACTACCACGACGAGAGCGGCGCGCTCGTCTACCAAGTGGTTCGCTACGCGCCCAAGGCGTTCCGCCAGCGGCGACCAGATGGCACCGGTGGGTGGATCTGGTCCCTGGATTCGAAGGGCTCCGACGGTAAGCCCGTCCGCATGCGGCGCGTGCTGTATCGGCTCGGTCAACTGACCAAAGCAGATCCCGATCAACTCGTGTGGATCGTCGAAGGGGAAAAGGACGTCCACGCGATGGAGTCGCTCGGCTTCGTCGCGACATGCAACCCCGGGGGTGCCGGCAAGTGGTCGATGGTCGCCGACTGCGCCAAGAAAGCGCTCAAGGGTCGCCATGTCGTCGTCATGTCAGACGGCGACGACAAGGGCAAGGATCACGCCGCCGACGTCGCCAAGCGCCTACAAGGCATCGCGGCCAGCGTGCGTGTGATCGATCCGGTGCGCGGCCACGATGCGGCCTCGTGGATCGAGCTCGGCGGCACCGGCGAGGAGTTTCTCGGCGCACTCCCAGCGGTCCCCGTCGAGCAGCCGAAGCCGGCCACCGCCGGCACCGCGGCCATCGCCGCCAAGTACATCGCCGAGCACGCCACGCATCCAGACGGCTACACGCTGCGACGCTGGCAAGGCCAATGGTATCGATGGCGTGATGGCTGCTATCACGTCACCACGGATGAGGAGATCGACGAGTCGCTGTATTGCGACTTCGGCCTTACAGAACCGAAGGAGGTGCGCGAATGTCGATCGGCGCTCATCAGCGCGCGCGGCGTGCTGATCAACAGCGTCAAGCTCGGCGCATGGATCGGACCGTCATCCGCCGTGGACGTCGTGACGTGCCCGAACGGCATCCTTGATCTTGAGACGCGTACGCTCGTTCCGTCGTCACCGCGATTATTCGTCACTGGGACGCTCGGCGCCGCATACGATCCAACCCCACCGGAGCCGACCGAGTGGTACAAGTTCTTGTCTCAGCTGTGGCCGGATGATCAAGAGTCCATCGACGTACTACAGGAGTGGTTCGGGTATCAGCTAACGCCGGACACAAGTCAGCAAAAGATCATGTTCATTTGCGGATTGCCGCGATCCGGAAAGGGTACCATCATCCGAGTGATGCTTGCCATGATGGGGGATGGCAACATCGTATCGTCTTCGCCGGACAGTATTGGGAACGAATTCGGACTCCAACCGCTCATCGGTAAGATCTGCGCCGTAATGCCGGATGCGCGCATCGGTCCGAAGACGAATATGGAGAAGCTAACATCCAGGCTTCTCAGTATCTCCGGTCAAGACATGTTGACGATCAACCGGAAGAATATACCGATGTGGACTGGACACCTATCCACTCGCTTTACGATCGCTTCGAATCCGCTACTAAAATTCGATGATCCATCCGGTGCAATCATCAAGCGACTCGTCGTGCTTAACTGCAATAGATCATTCGCAGGTAAGGAAGATCACGGACTGACCGATAAGCTGAAGCTTGAGTTACCGAGCATACTGCATTGGGCAATCAACGGCTGGCATCGACTCCGCGAACGCGGGCATTTCGTTCAGCCGCAAAGCAGCTCTGAGCTGATCGACGATATGATCGATCTGGCAAGCCCCGTCGCCGCATGGATGCGCGAGCGATGCGACGTTGCGCCTGGACAACAAGTAGACTGCGGCGAAGCATACAAAGACTTCTCCGAATGGCGCGTCAAAAACGGCGAGAGCGGCGACTTCAGCCGCAAGCGCTTCGGTTCAGATCTTCGTGACACCGGAAGTGTCAGACGCGTCAGCGCTCGTGGTGTTCCGAGTGGCAGTGTCTACAGGGGGATCGGCCTGATCTCGTATCGCTGACTTGCGGCGCATCGCAGCAGCGGCGATGGCGGCACGACGGACGAACGCCGCACGACGCGCGGCGCTTGGCTTGCCGCGACCGAAGGAGCCGTAGCTCACGTCTCCTCGAACGCAGATGACACTGTACGAATACAATTGCATTTCGCACAATGAGTTTTGCAACCAAGAATGAAACGACCAGGAATCTCAGAATCAATTACCACATGCCCACAGCTAAGGCGCCATGGCATGTCATACTGCTCTTGTTCGCGTTCATCAGAATTAGCTGCCAGTAAAATTTCTTCTACTGTAGGAATCATAACGCCATCGACTCCTGCTGTGGTTGCTCGTCCGTCGTCGATGCCACCGGCGCCGTCAACTCCTGCCAAGTCTTGCCGGTCACGGCATGCGCCAGCATGCTGAGCGATGCCATCATCGGATGGTCATCGCCGATCAGCTTCGCAATGTCACCTGCGATTGCCTGCAGCACGTCAGCGGCCTTGCCGAGGCGTACCTTCGGCGTTTGCACCTCGGACTTTCCGGTCGCAGCGCGCACGCGATGGATCGTGGGCTTGGCGCCATCCTTGAGCAGCTCGGTCAGCTTCTGCTTCTGCTCGGCCACTGAGAGTTTCGCAAGCGGAGCCGCGGAGCTCGCCGCGAGTGCGCCGCTCGCCACGGCCTCCTTCACCGGAGCTGCCAGGTTCAGGAGCTTCAACATCTCCTTGAGCCGAGGCAGCTTGATTCCGAGGTGATCACACACTTCATCCTCGGTCATCTCACCGCGCGAGATCACGAGATTCGCCTCTTGCGCCTTGTCGATAATGCTCAGATCGCGACGCAGCCAGTTCTCGAGGATGCGCGCGCCGAGCACGCCCTTGGCGTCGTGTGCGCCGCGCTTGATGATCAGCGGCAAGAGGATCGGCGCGCGGCCCTCGGCTTCGAGCCGCTTGCATGCCTCGCGCGCTACACGCGTACGGCGTCTGCCGCGCCAAATCAGAAGGTCATCTCCGTCGCGCAACGCGATGCACGGCTCGTCGATGCCGTGCTCCATTGTATGGCGGATGCCGGCCTCGGTGATCGGCGTGGCGTTGCTGATGGTGTCGCACAGATTGTGCTCCGGTCCATCAGTTGTGTCGATGCCGATGATCTTTACGTCGAATGGCGAATACCATTTGACGTCGCTCGTCTTCTGTTGCTTGCTGTCGCGTGACATGCTTCACCCTTACTGCGCACTCCCATGCGCGGTTGCACGTGGTGCCTCTGGCTGGAGTCGAACCAGCAACCTATCGCTTATAAAGCGATTGCTCTAACCAAATGAGCTACAGAGGCATTATTATCGTCGATGCTCATCGACGGTCATATCCGCAATCATCTCCTGATACTCTGGCGATTGCAAGTACGACGCGTGTGCATCGTCTACGGCATGGCGGTTACGCGTATCAATGGTGTCGCCGCGACGACGTGCGAATCGCGCGACAGCGACAGATATTTGACGTTGTGTCATGGCTTCAATGGGGCCGCCCGAAGGCGGAATCGTGGTCAGTCGACGGTACAGCCGACGTAGCTGCCACATGCCGTCGGACTGGTAGCGCACATGGCCGTAAGGCAGTCCCACGTAGCGCACGTACACGTGCACTCGGCCGGCATTCCGCCATTGACCCGGCTCAGTTCATCTCCCAGGACGCGAACGGTTTCCGCCTTGATCTTTAATTTCTTCTTCTTCATTTTTTTGATCCGATCGTGGTGCCAAGCAGCCCGCATCGCGCATCGATGCGGTACCGACGGGCATCACGCCCTCAGTCCTACACAGGTCTGACCGGTGGTGTTATTGGCAGAGACCACCGTCGCTGGTCCCCCCGGCCCCGTCATCATAGGCCGGATCGCAGCTGGCGCGCTGCCAGACGTCGGGGTCGTAAATCGACCAGTATGGGGCCGGGCGAAACGAGTCCGGGACGGGGAAGCTCGGTGGCGAGCAATAGTCCGAACACCTGACGGGGTCTGAACACGCTGTCGTCACGTTCACCGCCTGCTGCACACTTCCAGTGGCCGCAGCCACCGCCTCCTGGGCAGACGTGCGGATCGCATATCGCGCCACGAATCTGGATAGACGACCTAGCCCGTCGGTAGCTATTGGGTCGCCGAGCACATACACCCTGCTACAGATGTCGCTGCTGTTGAAATTACGGTAGTATCCCCAGCCCCAGCATTTATACTGCAGCGTGTGCGGGTGGATCCCGACTGTCTTCGTCGAACGTAGCCAGACGTCTACCGCGGTTTTCGCGACTGGCGAGTCGGCGACCACGCGCGTCGAGTATCGATACTGGTTGCCCTGGGAATCTACTTCCTTTGAGGACTCGTACTTCAACGAGATCGAACGAACTCCGACAGAGTCCAAAGTCATGAGCTCGTCGGGCTGGCTCACGCCGTCATGATTTCGATCCTCCCATAGCCGCAGAAATGGCCAGACCGAGTCGGCTGAATCGACCATGCCGTCGTGGTTCTCGTCGTACACGGCCAAAGCTAGGAAGCCATTCGGCGCGGTCGATTCCGGTTGCTGCGTGTAATCGCCGAACATCTCAGAGCCGTCGTCGATGGTGCCATTCTGGTCGCGATCGAACACCAGCCAGGCGTCGTCTGTACCAGGTAACGTCCAGGACCACTGGCGTACGTGTCCTGGATTCAGAGCGAAGGCGACTCCATCCCCCGGTGCCGTGAGATGTATTCCGTCCCCATGCAGATCAAGGATGATCGGACTGCCAATGCAGTCGCACGTACCGGTCTCGGCATTAAATTGACAGTTTCCGTTCTGGAGCCCGTTCGTCGGGCTCGCGCAAGCAATCAAGCTGATCACAAATAGTATCTTCACATGTTCCATATCGAAGCTCCTTTGGACATATTGAACTGTCCCGTTGATCGCTCGCTATTAGGCGAGCGATCCGGGGATGCTCAATCCTTTACTTCTCGTATCTCGGAAGAGAGTCCGCCCTGACAACTCTACCGGTGTCGGGGCTGATCACCGACCATCCGCGACAGTCGTCACACCAGTTGCACGGCGCGACTTGCCAGCGATGGCAGGTCGCACAATAGGCGTCGGTGCTGCGCGGTAGCACGACATGCACGCTCATGGCGCACCAAGCCGGTTACTGGTCAGCGAGGATAGTTCCTGACCGTATCGCGGCCCGGTCTGCCGAGCAGGAGATGGCTCACATCCTCCGAGACATCTCCACCGTGATCCATCCCAGTAGCGTCCGCCAGCACGAAGCGCCTCGCCAATCGATGAGCAGGTGACATGACGGCACACGCACGGCGAACCATCGGCATGGGGCTGATTGCACGGCTCACGGAGTAACCGATCGTCGGATACCCGGTCGCCCAAGTGCCCGCACCACGGACACTGCAGCTGGCTCACGACGCACCTCCCAGCACATCATCGAGCCGCCGCACAGCGTCAGGCATGCCATGCTCACATGCCTTCTCTAGACATTCGATGCATGTTGCCGCCTCGGGAAGAAAGGCGCGGACTGTGCCTGGCATGTCTCCGCAAAGCGTGCGGCTGCGACCGATCTCGAGATGTATCGGTGCGCCAAAGTCGATCAGAAGAAAGAAGCTGACGCTCATGACATCACCTCTGCAGCCACCATTTGCTGAGATCGCCATGACTCAAATACGCGGTCAGCTACCGCGTCAGCAAACGTCTGCTCGCTATGAACTACCGGCAATCCGACCCATGAAGTGACACCGAGTGCGTATAATACCTCATCGTATATAGCGCGCCTTACGATGCCTTTTATGTCGAGCAGCGGCCACGCTGGGCCGCTCACGGCGCCACCCTGTCCAGGCTGCGGCACCCGATGACTCGGCCGGAGCTATCGCGCACCTGCTGCCCCGGCGTAAGCAGGTCTCCGGTCCAGCGACCGAGGACACGCGCTACCGGCGGAATGACCATAGACACGATCAGGTAGACGCCAGGCTGCGGGTCGGGCAGGTCGACAAGCCCGGTGTAGCGCGTCGTCGTGGTCGGCAATGAGACCATCTCGAAGATGGCAGGATGCGCGTCGGATCCGGTCTCCTGTCGCAGCAGGCGCAGTGGCTCTGCCGGCGTGCTCTCCTCGGTGGCGCGCGCGATCGTGCCCGACGGCTGGATCACGACCTCACCGATCGTCACGGCGTGCGGAGTGAGGTTGCGCAGCTCGATAGGGTAGCCCGTGAGCTGCGGCATCGGCCACCGCGACCGCATCTCGATGTAGGCCGCGCGGATGCCGTAGTGGTATCGCGGCACCTCGTCGGTGAGCTCCCCGGCGATTACGGGGGCGAGGCGATCGCGCTCTGCCTGGGCTGCCTGGGGCAGGTCCTCGCGTAAGAACTGGCGCGCGTAGAACTCGGTCGCATCAGGCTCCCACACCTGGTCGGCCGATGATCCGAGATCGATCCAGGCGCGCACCTCGTCGAGATTGACGACTGGGATCAGTCCGGAGCAGAACGGGTAACGCCGCTCGTAGCGCCGACCGGCGGCGTCGATCCAGTGGGTGCGGTACTCGGTCGTGGTCTGGTAGATCGTGGTCTCGGTGGTCGTGGTCATGGTCATCTCCTGTTTTATATTTTTCGTCGGTGCCACCGGCAGGAATCGAACCTGCGCCCCGCGGCTTAGAAGGCCGGTGCCCTATCCACTGGGCGACGGTGGCTATGACTTATCCGTGATCTTCGACAAGGCGATCGTAAACCGCCTCGTAAAGCGCCTCCAAATCGACTGGTATCGGAGGTCGATCTTGCATGTAGTCCCGTAGATCCTGACGGAACTCCTCTGTGCACGCGTCGACCTCGACCTCGACGCGTGAATCTCCGTCAAATATCCAGAAGTCGACCCAGTGATCACCCTCCACCAACCTGGACCAGATCGTCGCGAAGAGCCGCGACGAAACAGAAACGCTATGGCCGGATGCGCTCACGATGACATCGCCTCGATGATCGCGTCGAGCTCACCGCATCGAATGGGACTGTCGCAGATGGCGCGCTCTGCCTGCGCGATCGATAGCACCGTCTGGCCGGACTGACTGGCGATCGAACGAAACTCGCACTCCAGCATCAGAGTGCCGGCCGTCCATGTCGCACGTGCGCTCAACTCCTGAGGTGTGAGAGTCCTCAGATAGGATGTGACCGGATCGGGCGCTGGTGATAGCGGTACACCAGCAGCTACGAGTGCAGCGCGGACAATGTCCATGGAGACGTCTACGACTGCTGCTAGCGCCTGGAGGAGAGCATCTCCGTGCCTCGGCTCTGCGCGCGGGCCACCATCTGGGGACCACGTGGCCGAATGGACGTCGGGGATCCGGTGATCCTTGGTCTCCGGCGAGCGGATCTCTACGAGACTGCCGTGCTCGATCCGAGCCGACAGAACCACGACACCAGGACGATGACCAGTGCGATCGAACCCAGCGGAAGCTGGCCGAGACACCACGATCCCGACGACACCGTTAGCAGACACCTGCCATGACAGTCGTCCGGTGCCAGTGGTGTGGCTGACATTGCCGGCATAATCCGGTACATCCGGAGATGTAATGCCGTACTGCCATGCCTCCCATCCGTCTCGGAGACCGATGGCCATATAGCACGATCGAATGAAGTCATGCGTCATCAGCACGCCTGGTACTGGATGTGTTACCGGCATGTCTGGCTCGACCGCCCAGCCATGGCGGAATTCGCGGGCGAGGCGTCGGAGAGCGTTAATCTGAACTTCGGTGTAAGCTGCTTCTGTCGTGGTCATCGTGATCTCCTCCAGTGTGTCGGGCGCTATGGCGTCCGGCCAAGCTACGAGATGGATCGCAGCCTCGCCGGCCTCCACAGCCAACGATGAATCGGATGGCTTCAGGCCGTCCGATCCAGATCATCATGCATCCCAGCGACGATGTGCTCGATCCGGCTGACCTCGCCGACTGCGGCACCGATGTTGTCGGTGTCGATGGTGATGAGCTTGTTGTTCATGGTCATGAGCTACCCATTATGCCTATATCGTGCCAAGTCGCAAGTGACTAGAATGTCTCATACGCGCACGATCGACGCGTGGCGAAACGCAACGATCCGGCCGGTTGAATGCGCCAATGTGGCGCGGTGCTCGTCGTGACCGCATGGCGCCGCGATGCCGCTTGACAACCTAGTCGAGTATGGCTAGGATGTACCATATGACCAAGCCTCTCACGAACGGATGCCGCGTGCAGGTGTGCGGCGCATCTCCGTATAGTGGCATGTACGGAACGGTTGCCAGCCTCGACGGCTACGGATCGGCGATCGTCGAGACCGAGGACGGCATCACGCTGTTCATCTCCACGTCGATGCTCCATGAGGTCGCGTCGTGATCACCGATGACCAACTCGAGAAGATGTGGCACCGCGCGCATGCCGCAAAGGATATCAGCATGATCGAGCTCGTCGAGCGCGCCATGGATGGCGATGAGGTGTGCCGTCGCATCGCGACAACTAGCGCGCGCGACGTCGAGATCTATCGCGTCGCGGTTAGCGGTCCGGTGTGCCCGGGATGCGGCATGCCGGCCCGTGACAGCGAACTCGACGAGCACGGATTCCACCCGGCGTGTCTGGCGTGACCGTCGCGGCGTACCGCGCTGCGATGCTTGCGCGCAAAGGCCGCCGCTGCGGGATGTAGCGTCGAAGAGCTGATCGCGCGCAGCGAGGCCGAGCTTGCGCGTACGAAGCGCGTAGGCGAGCTGCGCCGCGATCCGCGATCGGGATGGTTGACGATCGCGCGGCATGCCGCGGCGCATGATCGGATGTGGAGCCATCGGATCGCGGAGTGATGCCGCTTATCGGCACTTTCGCCGCCCCGCAAAGTACTTCAATGGGGCCGCGATCCGATGGCTGATGCAGCCTACCAGATCGCCGCGATGCAGGCTAGCGCCATGATGCAGGTGGCATCGTCAGGTGCGCGCCGGTCGGCAGTATGACGCGCCACGTGCCGTCCTTCTGCCGCGCTACGTCCATCCACTCGATAATGACCTTCCTGTCGGCGCCGACGCCGACAACGAGTCCGACTTTTCCGTCGTGCGCGGCCTCGCCCTGTGACCGCCCGCCACGCAACGAGCGATCGTAGTCAGCCACTAGGTCGCCGACGTAGACATCGCCGCGCACGACGGCCCTGCGATCCGCCGCGAGAAAGGTGCCACGTGGCAGCCGGTCGGACGCCACGAAACGCCATCCGCGACCTGGAGTCAGCGCGCGCCGGTAGGTCTCAGTTCCGTTTCCCTTGGCGTTGAGATCGCGCCAGCTGCCCTTGGTAGGGATCGCGGTCGCGGTTGGATCGGCGGCGGCACCGGTGGCGATGTCACAGGCGAGGCGTACGGCCTCGCTGATCGCGGTGGATGACTCGTCCGTTGCGGTGGTCTGCTCTGCCATTGTCGTCATGATCGTCTCCTCGTCTCCTGAGAGATGTATCTCTTGAGAGGCCCACCGGCATGGTGAGCCGCCCAATGGGCACATCGCCCGATTAGTCGTCGCTGCCCTGATGCCACACGCCATTTACGTAGCCGCTCTGACCTCCGAGTCTGCGATCATTGACGCAGTCTGAGCTGCAAAATTTGAACCCGCGCGACACCTGGAATTGATCCAGAGAACAGCCGCAACCAACGCAGTGGGTGATGCGCTTGCGCGGCGGAGCCTCGGCTGGCGCCGTACGCGCGCGCTCCGCGAGCGCCAGCGCCTCCTCGTGCGATCCGATCCACCATGCCGTCTGATCGGCATCCCAGTGGCATCCGCCATCGCGCAGGAGGCCGCGCACCGCGATCGTGTCGCCACGTAGGTAGCTGCGACGCCCGATGCGCTCGACGGTGATGGTGCGGCTCGTCGTCTGCGTGGGCGCCTCACCGCCGCCGTGCGCGGCGCAGCGAACCTCCCACTTGCCGCTGGCGGATTTGACGGCCTGGCCTGCGCCCGCGCCGACGAAGGAGCCACAGCTTGAGCACTTGCCGGGGTATTTGTTGGTCATGTGCTTACCTTAGGTCACGTCTGGTGACCTGTCAAGTCGAAATCGACTAATCATCCTCTCCCTGGCTCGTCTACGCCGAGCGTGCCGTCTGAATCGCGTTGATTGTCGCGAGGATAGCCAGCGCGGCCACGCTCAACGGCCACAGCGGAGAGAACGTCATCAGGATCTCGGTGAGCACCACGAAGCCCACGGCCTTGGCTCGATGGCCGCGGAAGTAGCGGATCCCGGCCTCGTAGACCGTGGGCGCCGAGTAGACCAGCGCGCCGAGGCATGCGGCCACGAGGATCGCCGCACGACGCGTCCAGCCGTCGCCAGCCACGAGCGCATCGACGTCTAGCGAGGCGTGCATCGTGATCCACGTGGCCAGCGGGACCCACAATCCCATGATGGCGCCACCGGTGCGCGACCAGCGCGATGTCGGCTGCGGCTGCGGCTGCGGCGCTGACGACGCACGGCGCTTCCTGGGCTGCACCGGTGGGACGATGGAGAGCCGGGCGCTCATCTCCGCACCTCCCCACAGACGACGCCGTGTGTGTCGTCACGCCATGCGCGCCAATCCGGCATCCGAGCCATCCGCGTCCAAGTGTCGTACTCGCACCGCTCGACGCGGTCATTGCGATCCGTCGGCGGGGTGATGTCTATGAGGAGCGGGATATTGATATGGCGCTGCACTGCGCGATGCAGCGCAATGCCGTATCCCTGTCCACGCAGCGACCGATCGACCGTTACCCATGCGATGAGACCGGCGAAATCGTCGTCGATCACGGTCACCATCTGTCCGACGTAGATCGAACCGTGCCATGCGTAGTAACGCATCACAGGGCGATACGACTGACGCCGCATCCATCTGTAGGCCTGCACGGGACGAGATGTGATGTCCAGCGTCGCGATCACAGCGACACCGCCGTGTAACGCGTGCCACGGGTGTTGCCGGTGCGGCGGACGACGCCAGCCGACACCAGCTGATGGACCACATCGCGCGTCTCGGATGCCGTGGTGCCCATGATGCGGCAGATCTGCTCCATCCGCATGCCACCGGACATCGCTGCAGGCGTGCGCAGCATGCTGTGTACGTGCATGGTGAGGTCGACGACCTCGATGGCGGGTGCTGCGGTCACGATGCTGTAGCGTGTGCCACGCGTGCGACCCGACGTCACCAGCTCGCCCGCGGCGACCAGCGCGCGGAGCGCCGGGCGGAGGTCAGCGACGGTGCAGCCGATGGCAGAGGCGAGCTCCGAGGCCGTCGAGCCGTCGAGGTCTGGGTTGCTGTTGATGAGCGAGAGGAGTTCGGTGCTGGTCATGAGCTAACCATAGTCGCTCTCGGCTATGTCGTCAAGTCGAGAGTGGCTATTTTCTTGTAAATTGGTGTTATTGTTGAGTTATTCGTGGTTGACTTGCAGGCAAACCATCATGTAGATCAGTTGTCATGCAAGAAGATCTTCTCGAATTGTTCAAGCGTTACGTTGAGATAGTAGGTACACGCAAGGCTCGCGCGACTATGATGCGTGCCATTGGCGACAAATTGTCCAAGTATCACTTGGAGATAGTTCGTACGCGCAAAGTTAGTGCAGACGAACATAATCCGCTGCATCCATGGATCGTCGAACGCTGCCTGGTATCCGCTGGTCACCAGGAAGACTGCGGTCGATGTTATGAGGACTTCGTCGCGTGGTACGGGAAGCCGATGTCCAGGGTGAGATTCGGCGCGTATCTTCGCGACACCGGTCATGTCCGTCGCGTCAGCGCTCGTGGCGTCCCGAGCGGATCCGTCTACCGCGGGATCGGCCTGCGTACCGATTGATCACAACGGTATGCACGTAGGAAGATGATTGTCTTCAAATAGTCTAGTTGTTACTAATAAGTATACTAACGAAGTACGTTGTTTATAGGTTAAGCCAAGTTGCTATGGGGATTTTCGCTCAGATCGACCATATGCGTAGTGTGCATTACAAATGTCAGAAATGTCAGCGTGTAAGTAGCTGATACATGGTAACACGTCAGATCTGGTTCTGGCTAGGGTTGGATCGATCGGTATGCGCGTACATCTGTGATATTGTTGAATATGAGCATATCAACGATCGTCCTACAGTGCTCGAGGTCACATGATTTTGGTAGCGCGGCCTACACATGCCGCGTGGCCTTGCGTGAAGCGGTGAGGTGTCGTGGCATCATTGTGTACGAATCCTTCACATTGCATTATGCACGATTAGTCACAGGCGACGTGCTCCATTTTGAAGCAAGTCATCTTAGACTAGCTCCATTTTGAAGCAGTCGTGCAAATTGCACGTGGTAAATTTGCCATGGTGAGACCCTACAAGAAGCCGTCGCACTGGTACCGACATAAGCCGATCACGTGGGACGAGCCGGCGTATCAGCTGGACATGGACGACGCTCGCGCGCGCGCTAAGGCCTACCAGCTGCGCCAGGCGAGCGGCATCGAGCCGCGGGACCTCGACGAGATCCTCGCGGAAAACGCCGGCACATCGCCGCGTGCGGCTCGTGCTGTGCGCATTCGCCGTGACCTGATCGCGGCGCGGTTGCTTGATCGCGTCCCCATCGACGAGCTCCCTCATACGCATCGCGAGATTGCCGTGCTGCTCGCCAGCGGAATGACGGCATATGCCATCGCAGACCGTCTGCGCATGGCCGATGGAACGGTCATCGCGTGTCGTCGAGAGATCCTCAGGGCCACCGGCGCTCACGCGGTGGAGCAATTAACGCGCATGGCAGTCGATCAGGGCATTGACATGAGCGCACGGTTAGGGCATACGGCAAATATGGCAAAGACCAAAGACTTCAAGATCAACGTCAACAAGCATACCTCGCGCGTCCTCGGCAACATCAAGGCGATGGCAGCACTCGGTCCGCAGTGCGATGATCCGGGCGCCATCAACAAGGTTCGTGAGGCCGTCAACAAAGAGCTCGAAGCGCTCGCTGCGCATTGGAAGGCTAAGACGGCGCCAGCCGTGGCGACGTTCACGCTGTAGGCCTGATCCGACGATCAGGGTTGCCGATTAGCTTAATTGGTAGAGCAACGCCAGTGTAGCGGTGTATGGCGGTTCGAGTCCGCCATCGGCAGCGATGTTGTATGCATTGTTCGCATTGCTCGTCGTGATCGACGGAATCGCATGGTACGAGATATATACCATCGGCGGATGGTGTCTCGTCGTGTTCGTCATCGGATGCGGATTGGCGGCGATGGCGCCGATTATGTGGTGGATACATCGATATCCAGAGGTGAGGCGACGATGAACGATATCATTGAGCGCAGATGCACAGGAAAGCGACGCTACGGCGATGAGTCACAGGCGAATCGCGCCGCTGCGCAGCTCGGATGGAAACATCGCGAAATGATGACGTCATACGCATGTGCAGATTGCGGAGGATGGCATCTCACGACGGATAAGCGCGGCTCTAACCCACGCCGCGAGTTTCGTGATGCGCCGAAGTTGCCGCAACGCGTGCGTGATGCGCGAGAACGTGATCGACGGAGACGACGATGATTAGCGATAGACGTGCGCGCGAACGGCGAAAGCGATTTGCGGTTGCCGAGATATCGATCTCTCTGTGCATCGCGCTGTCTATCGTCTTTGGTCAGGTAGCGTCGTGGATTATCACGGCGATCATGGTCGCGGTGTCTGTTATTATGGTGCCTGACTGATGACCAAGCACTACACACAGCTCTCGCGATGGGTGCAGTCCGAGATGATGGAGCACGCCTCGCTCCTGACGCGTATGCGCGAGCGGCTCGTCGCTGGGCTCGAGGAGCAGCCGGCGGCGGATCGCGATGGCAACGCCTACGTCAAGCCAGCGGACGTCACCGCCGCCGGCGTGCCCAATAACGATTGGTGTCGTGCGTACACCGGCTATCGCGACGGATTTAAAATCCTGATGGAGGAACAGCGCAAGCGCGACGAGATGGTGCTCATGGCGCGCAACAAGTCACAGACGCCGATGACCGATGAGGAGTATACGGAGTCGATGGCGGTGCTGATGAACGAGGCCCTCGCGATGGCGAGCGATGACCAGCTGCGCGAGATGTTAGCGAAGAGGAGCAAGTCGTGAGCGTAACCGATGCACGAATGGAGTACGATCGCAATCCGCATGATCGTCTCGAGCAAATCGAGTCTGCGGCACGCGCGCTCGTTGAAGATCTCAAGCGTCGTGGTTCGTATGGACACGAAGCAATGCTGATGATGAAGCTCGAAGCGTTGCTCGACGCAAAGCCAGGCGCTGTCTCGTGGAGGAGCAAACCATGAGTCGCAAGCTCTCCGCCGGAGAACGTGCTGTGTGGGCCGCTGAGTTCGTACGCGTCATGGCGGATCACAGCCCGGACGCAGGACGATGGGTCGATGAGGCTGCAGCCACGCAGCCCAGATGAAGTCTGGTGATGAGACGATGCGCTCGATGCTGCACGACATGGCAGGTGACAAGTGACGCGCATGGTGCTCTACGTCGCAGCGCCGCTTCGGCCGACGGAAGAGGAGATTGCGGCGCAGTCAGAGTACAGCGTCGAGCGCAGTCGCGGCGAATACGAGCGCGATATGCTCACGACGCGCTCTCGTGCTGAGCGCGCCCAGCTGGCGACACACGCCAATCTCGAGCGCGCGATGCGTTGGCTCTCGTGGCTACGTCGTTCGTTCCCCGAGGTAACGTTCATTGCGCCGTGGATCGCGGCGGTGTTGGCCGGCGCCGCTGACGCGGACGAGGCGCAGCGCGAATCTGGACTCGTCGATGATTGCGCCGTCGTCGAGCGCTGCGATGGGATCGTGCTCGTCGGCGCGCGCGTGAGTGGTGGGATGCGGCGCGAGATGGAGCACGGCATGCGTCGCGACGGATTCAAGATGTACGATCTGACGTGTTCTTGGAATCCGGATACACCGTTAACCAGCACGTTGTCGATGATGGAGTCGCTGGAGTGGCTCGCTGATGTCGCTGCGAGGTTTTGGAGATGAGCGGATTCATGATCACAGAAGAGACGCCATATGTCGATCCGCATAGCCGCGGAACCGGCAGCATCGTCACCGAGCGCAAGGGATACGTCTTGCGCACGCGTGGAGAGCACAACCGACTTGTGCGCCACGACTATCGTTGCCCGGTGCACGGAGTTTTCGAGGAGATGGTGCCGAGCGGCGATGTGCCGGATGCAATGCCGTGCTTCGTGACCGTCGTGACAGATGAGCATGGCGCCGGTCAATGCCATCAGCGAAGTCCGTGGCAGTATCCGACGGTGGCGCAGGGAATCAGTGCTGGGAGCGTGAAGACATGACACGGTTCGCAGACGAGGCATACGACGCTGTGTCCAGCGAGCAGCAACGTGTTCGCGATGAGTTGATTGCCGGCCTGCGCGAGGATCCGCTTCGTGCATATGTGAGTTTCGATGACCGCGAGGTGATCGATTTGGTGCAGTTGATTATCGGCGATGTTCGTAAGTATCGGGCTCGTGCCGATAGGCTACAGAGGGCGCTAAATGATGCGCGAGCGAAGTCATGAGCATGCCGTGGCCATCGGCAACGCAGCTGGACGCGCTCAAGCGCATCGCTGCGACGAAACGCAAGCCGTTCGAGCATGTGCTCGAGTCGTGGAACGAGCGCGCGGCGATACGCGAATACGACGGTGGACAGTCACGCTCGGATGCCGAGCGTGATGCGATCAAAGATGTGGAGCGCATGTGACGTACAAACTCACGACAATCATCAGTGGCGGCGCTGTCGGCGCTGAACGTGGCGCCATCCGCGCGGCGATCGATCTCGATCTAAACTATGGCGGATGGTCGTGGCACGAGGACAACGTTCCAGACATCTACGTCGCTAGGTCGCGTCCGGCGGTGTCGCGCGCGCTGCAGCGCCGATTGAATGTGCAGGACAGTGACGGCACGCTGTTTGTGCTGCGTGTCGGCTCGAAGCCGATGAAGTTCATCGTCGATGCGTGCAAGCAGATGCGCAAGCCGGCGAAACAACTCCTCTTGCAGGATGGTCACGGTACGCGTATTCCGAGTGAAGTGCATGCGTCGTTGCTGCGCTGGATTGACGAGCGTCGCATCAGTATCCTGAACGTCGTGGGTGACGCCGACGAGGAAGACGCGTATGATGCGATACGGTGGATTTTCGAGGAGCGTGCGAGTGATCCGGTGCAGGCCATCGCGGATGCGTCCGGCGAGTCGATGAATGGATTTGATGCGCTGATTCAGCTGTACAATCAGAGCATTGATGGTAACACTGACGATGAGGAGGAACGCAAACATGATGTTTGAACTAACCCCGATCCTGCATAACGAAGCCGAACCAGAGGCACGCTTTCGCTGTCGCCATCACATCGTGCTTGGTGGCGTCCGTTACGTCTGTGCGCGTACGACGTTGCACGGCGGCGCCCACGATGCACATCGCAAGCATCAGGCCGATGGCGGATTGGTGCGCTGGTGACATCGCGGTCATGTTGCCCAAGATACGAGTTTGGTGACCGCACGCATGACATCGGTTGCAATCGAGAATCAGTAAGGACGAAAATTCTTAGATTGTTGTCTCTTCTCACAGAAGAAGAATCGTTATCTCCGTCGATGATTGCTTCGGATATTGGATGTAAGATAGATACAGCAAGGAAGACGTTGCAGCGGGCGGTATCGGCTGGTCTTGTGAGTCGTATTGGTCATGGTATGTATAGACTTGTTAATGGTGATGTATGCCATTGATCCGCCCACCATTCGCCGACGAGCGCGAGTACATCCTGCGATCGTGGATCGAGTCGTATCGTTATGCGCCTGGTCAGCGCAAGCGACGCTGGCGAGACTACGAAGCCGAGCGCGAGCGCGAGTTCAACGATATTCTCGATCGTCGCGATACGATCGTGCTCGTGAAGGCCATCGGCGATGGCGAGGATGACGTGATCCTCGGGTGGATGTGCTACGCGCGCGGCATACACGCGGACGCCGTGCATTGGATCTTCACCCGGTACCGAGAATCACCCACCGGAGCGATCTTGCGCCATCGGGGGACGATGCGTGAGCTCATAGAAGCGGCGCGGATCAAACCGCATTTCGCGTATACGTTCCGCGGCGCGTTGCCGCGTGGCCGTGACGAGGGACCGCGCATGTCGAGTGATGAGTGGATCGTGTCGTGGCTGATGCGACGTGGCATTGGCGCGGCGTACCTGCCATATAAGGAATGGAGTGGACGATGATCGACGATCCATGCGAGACGATGCAACGTCTCGATGACCGCATCGTCGAGCTCGAATCGGCGTTGCGTGGACTCGTCGAGCGCGTCGAGCGCGTCGGCGGATACGCGACGACGGAAGATCAGCTCGCGCTGTGGCGAGCGAAGCAGGCATTGCTGGCTCAATCGAAGGATGACCTCGCAATGTTTGAGTCTAAGCATGGCTCGATCGAGGCGCGCAGAACGTCTAGTGGAAACATCACGATTGATACGACGCATACGATTGGAGGATTGATACGTAATCTTGGATCGCATCCGTGGATCGAAATCGAGCGTGCGGATTTGGAGGATGCCATCGACGCTCTTACTGATATGTTACCGCGATCGGTGTGACACTCGAGCTGCACATACTTCGCCTGGCAGAGGAGCGCCAACGCAAGGCCGAGGCTGCGGCCACGGCGGCGCAACGTGTCGCTTCGCTGGCGGCGATTGTCGAGGCTGCGGTGCGCATCCGTGCGCCCATGTACGCCAAGCAGATTCGTCTGTTCGGCGCCGACATGTCCCGGCCGCTCCGGGCGACGAAGAAAACCCGTCGCGCCGGTGCCACCACAGGCGGCGTCCGTGAGCTCCTGGCGCGTGCCATTGAGTACCCTGGGTTTCGTGCGTCGTACGTGACCGACACGCGTATCAACGCCCGGAAGCGCGCATGGGAGAGTGATACGAAATCTGGCTTCGTGGACGTGCTGCGCAAGGTGGCCGTGCCAGTCAAGCACCGGACGCTGGATGCGTATGACCTTGGTGGCGTCGTCGTAGAGGTCCGTGATGGCGATCTCGTGCTCAATTTCAGCAACGGATCGCAGATCGAGTTATTCGGCGCTGACTCGCTCGGCGATCACACCGACATGCGCGGTGTTCAAAAGCACGTCATTTGGATTGATGAGGCGCAAGACTTCCCATACCTCGAAGAGTTCTATAGCGCCGTTGTCGTTGGATCGACGAATGACTGGCATGGCGAATGTTGGTTGACCGGAACGCCCGGTCGCGATCTCGTCGGCATGTTCTACGAAGTGACGAAGGAAGAGGAGCACGAGCGTCTACAGGGATGGGACGTGCACATCATCGAGAGCACGGATAATCCGTACTTTGGTGAAGTCATCGATGGGTATTACGTCGAAGACAACTTCGCGCACGACCCGCGTGTATCGCCAGAGGAGCAAGCGAAGCATCGATGGGGTCCGTACGAGACGCGCGACGAAGCCGAGAAGCAAGCGGTGCACGTTCGGTGGCTCAATACCGTCGAGCACGCGCGCATCAAGAATCACTGGAAAGGCGACGAGCCTGATTTCATTCGCGAGCAGCTCGGCAAGTGGGTCAAAGAGGATGCACGCTACGTGTATCCGGTGCATGGCGTGCCGGATCATATTCTCGTCTACGCGCCGCAACGACTACGCGAGAACCCGATCGATGCATCGCATCCGCCGTGGTACGATCACGATGCCGCGATGGCTGATTTGCCGATGCCGCCGGTACGGACCGCGGCGTACCAGTGGTTGTTCGGTATCGGTGCGGATTTCGGCTATTGGCCGGATCCGTTCGCGCTCGTCGTGTTTGCTTTCTGCTACCAGCTTCCCGACGTCTATGAGATGTTCTCGTGGAAGCATACGAAGGTGAACACCGACGATCAGGGACGGTATATGAAGGAGTTGTGGAAGATCCCGCGTATTGTTAGCTTCGTCGGCGACGCGGCGGGGAAGCAGTCTGATTTCGCCGTATGGCAGACGCGTATGAACATCCCGATCGAGGAAGCGAACAAGCGCGGCAAGAACGAACTCGAGGAGTTCCTGGCGAACGATATCCGGTGCCATCGTGTGCACTTCCGTGGCGATCCGGTGACGTCAAAGCCGCGCGTGTTGTCGCCGCTGCTGACCGAGTGCATGCATCTGGTGTATTTGCCGACAAAGCCGGGGAAGCCGCGCGAGGTGCACAAGCATCGCCGCGTGGCCGGCGTGATCCACGGGGACCACTGCGCGGATGGCGCGCGCTATTCGTACAATGACCTACGTCATTATCTGGCGAAGCCGCCGCCACAGGAGCCGGAACCCGGATCGCGCGAATGGCTCTTGGCGCAGCAAGAGCGTGAGCTGAGAGCGCTCGAGGATCGACAGCGAAGGGGCATGCAGTGAGCGATACGGACGATACACATCGAATGGAGAAAATGATGAAGCCCATCACCGACATCGACGGCCGAGAGATACCCGCACCGGAGCCAACGTCTGACCTCGCTAACCTGGAGCGATGGGTGATGTTCTGCCGGCGCAATCACATTCGCATCATGTCGAATGTACCGATGCGCTTTGGTAGCATTGTCGTTGCCATCGAAGATATGGATCTGCCGCGTCCTGCAGGATTGCCTGATTCTGATCTGGAGGCGTTGTCGCTGATCCGTGGATATGGCACATGAGTTACATCTACGGTTCGGTCCCGTTCTTCGAGTGTCTCGTGCGTGCGGAGTATACGCGTGACCGCAAGGATCGCCATGGCGAATATTATCCCGCCGTGGCGCATGCCGTGCGATGCGTACGCGGCCATTCGTTGTGGTTCCAATGTATTTTCACAGAGCAACATGCTGGTGCGGCGTTCATGTTGCCGATCGAAGCGTTGGTGACTAAGCCATGTCCAGACGGCGAGCAACTGACGAGCTTCGTACAGCCGTGGGACGTATTCTCATCGGAGTTTGGCGTATCGCAGGATTCGTTCACGCATCGTGGTGCAGTGAGCGTTATTGTCGGTTCCGAGCGTCTTGCAGGTCGCTATCGCTTTACGATTGACTTCGCCGGTTCGGATTTGTCAGAGCATCCCGATCAGCATAAGCATCTACACGTCGTGTTCCTCGATTCCGGTCACATCGGAGCATATCCGAACAATCGATTGCTGTGGCATGAGCCGGCATTCTGGAAGACGATGACGGAGAGGCCGGATTTCTTGTCACTCAGCGGTGAATTTCGGGCAGAGTAACTCAAACATAAGAGGTAGGTATGAGCGCAACAAGGATCGTTCGTAATCAGTTTACCAACAAGAGACATGTTACGTATCATGAGCGCTGCATCGAGAACGGAGAGCGCCATATATCGTTTCAGAGACGTATCAGGGCAGCACGTTATGCGATAGGTTATCGCGCAACGTCAAGCGATATGCATCATTTTGAGGGTCATAGCTATTAACTGAGGTCTGCAGGCCATAGTCTGCAAACCAGGGCTTGCAGCCCACAACAGACTCGGATAATCTCGGTGCGTTGTCGCGTCGAGATCAGATCTGGTATCGGGCCAAGGTGGGTGAGCCGATCGGCGATCGGCTCTTACCGCTCGTTGACAAATTGCTCTCCATCGAGAGCGATTTTCATGCGAAGAATCTAGCTCGACAGCGGATCT